CGGCGGCCGGTGGGCGCAAGCGCCTGACGGCAGCTGGGACTTCGTGCCTGGTTCCGCCAACCTGCACTTCCGGTCGTCCGACGACCTGCAGGACTATTTTCGGAAGGTCGAGCCCGGCAACCGGCTGAAGCTCAAGCCCTGAGCGGCCAGCCAAAAGAGGGACCGGAAGGAGCCGCCGAAGGGGGCGAAGCGGCTCGACCTCCGGTCCCCAAGCGCTCCCGCCGATGAAAACCCAGAAACATCGAAGGAGGTTCCCGATTACCAAAATAATCGGTAATGGGTATTATTACGTCGGTTAGTTCCAAATCAAGGATATAAAAATGAACCCCGCTCCCGCGTCCCCGCCCACGACCCTGCCGAACGGCCTGGCCGCGCTCACCGAGGACGACGTCAAGCGGGCGCTGCCGTCGCACCTGCGCAGCGCGGTGACGCCGCAGCTGGTGTACATGCTGAACCACATCAGCGCCGACCCGGAGGTCGCCGAGAACATCCGCAACAACTTCGTCGGCTACACGGTGGTGCTGCGGGAGGGCAAGTTCAAGACCGAGGACTACCTCAACGCCGTGGCCTACGTCAGCTACAAGCTGATGGGCTACACCAACGAGGAGGCCTACGCCCGGACCTTCCCGCAGCGCTACGGCATCCTGGTCGCCAACAACACCTCGAAGAAGGACATCTCGTCCTACGTCAGCGCCTATCACCGCGGCAAGCTGGTCAACCTGATCATGGAGCAGGCGCTGGTGCCGACCTGGGTGCTGAACCAGGACCTCTACCAGAAGGCCCTGAACGTGCAGGCCGATCTGATGCTGAACGCCAACAGCGAGAAGGTCCGCACCGACGCGGCCAACTCCATCCTCACCCAGCTGCGCCGTCCCGAGACGGCCAAGCTGCAGATCGACCTGACCGCCGCCGAGAACTCCGGGATGCGGGAGATGCAGGCGCTCCTGGCTCAGCTGGCCAGCCAGCAGCGGCAGCTGATTCAGGACGGCCAGATGAAGACCATCGACGTGGCCGCCTCCAAGATCACCGTGATCGAGGGTTGAGCCGGTGGGGGAGCTCGCGGCGCTGGCCCGTTCCCTGGGCCACGGCAATCCGGCGGTGATCAAGAAGTCGCTCGACGAGTGGCTGGACGACGTCGACTACGCCGGGCTGAACGACGACAGCTACGTGCCGTCGGAGTTCGCCCTGGTGTTCATGAACTTCATCAAGCTGGTCAACGGCACGCAGGGGGAGAGCCACAAGACCCCGCCGGTGCATCTGAAGATGCTGGACAAGCTGGTCTCCGACAAGGACCGGGTGGTCAACCTGTGCTTCCGCGGCGCGGCGAAGACCACCCTGTTCTTCGAATACCTGGTGCTGTTCGTCGCCGTGTTCGGCTACCTGCCGGAATTCGGCGCGATCAGCGGCATGATCTACGTCTCCGACTCGATGGACAACGGCGTCAAGTCGGCGCGCAAGAACGTCGAGTACCGCTATCACAACAGCGACTTCCTGAAGGAATGGCTGCCGGAGGCGGTGTTCACCGACCCCTACATGGAGTTCGCCAACAAGGACGGCCACCGGCTGGGCTGCAAGATGTTCGGGGCCAAGACCGGCATCCGCGGCACCAAGATCTTCGGCAAGCGGCCGGTGCTGGCCATCCTCGACGACCTCATCTCCGACGACGACTCCAAGTCGAAGGCGTCAATGCAGGCGATCAAGGACACCGTGTACAAGGGCATCGACTACGCGCTGGATCCGACCCGCCGCAAGATCGTGTTCAACGGCACGCCGTTCAACAAGGACGACATCCTGATCGAGGCGGTGGAATCCGGGGCCTGGGACGTCAACGTCTGGCCAGTGTGCGAGAAGTTCCCCTGCACCCGGGAGGAGTTCGTCGGGGCCTGGCCCGACCGCTTCACCTTCGACTTCGTGATGAAGCAGTACCAGGACGCCGTGCTGACCGGGAAGGTGGCGGCGTTCATGCAGGAGATGATGCTGCGCATCACCTCCGAGGAAGAGCGGCTGGTGCAGGACGCGGAGATCCGCGAGTACTCGCGGACCAGCCTGCTGGACCGCAAATCCGCGTTCAACTTCTACATCACCACCGACTTTGCCACCTCGGAGAAGCAGTCGGCCGACTTCTCGGTGATCGCGGTGTGGGCCTACAACGCCAACGGCGACTGGTTCTGGGTCGACGGCGTCTGCGAGCGGCAGGACATGGGCAAGACGGTGGACGACCTGTTCCGCCTGGTCTCGCTGTACCGGCCGCAGTCGGTGGGCATCGAGGTCACCGGCCAGCAGGGCGGATTCATCCAGTGGCTGCAGAACGAGATGATCGGCCGCAACATCTGGTTCAACTTCGCCTCCTCGGAGAAGTCCGGCAAGCCGGGGATCCGGCCGGTGATGAACAAGCTGACCCGGTTCAACCAGGTGGTGCCGCTGTTCAAGGCCGGGAAAATGTATTTCCCGACCGAGATGAAAACCTCGAAAATCATGGCCCATTATTACGGGCAGATCCGGCTGGCCACCCTCAGCGGGCTGAAGGGCAAGGACGACTGTATCGACACGATTTCGATGTTAATGTACCTAAATCCGTGGAAACCGAGCGAGGACGTCCCGTCCATGAAGGGCCATAACGGCGGCCCCTCCTGGGACTTCGATGACGAGCCGGAACCCGTCAACGCCCTGTCCTCCTACATCGTTTGATCATCGTCCGAGGTTTCCCGATGCGCCTCTCCGAACTGTTCCGCAGGCTGTCCTTCGGCGAGCTGTCGAACCTGTCGCTCTCCGGCTCCGGCTCCGGCGCGATTATCACCGAAAAGCAGCCGCAGATTATCCAGTATACCAACGAGGGATTATTGCGGCTGTATTCCCGCTTCGTGCTCAGCGAGAAGGACGTGATCGTCGAGCTGGTCGAGGGGATCACCCACTACCATCTGCGGCGGCAGTTCGCCGAGATGAGCGGCTCCACCGAACCGCACGCCTACATCAAGGACCTTCCCGACGAGCCGTTCGAGGAGGACGTGATCAAGATCCTGTCGGTGATGGATTCCTCCGGGAATCTCAAGCCGCTCAACGACCAGGCCGACCCGGCCTCGCTGTTCACGCCGCAGCCCGACACCCTGCAGGTGCCCAATCCGGTCGACGGTTTGGCGCTGGGGATCGTCTACCAGGCGCGGCATCGGGTGCTGCAGGAGGTCCCGGACCCCGACCAGGGCCAGACCGCGGCCGACCTGCTTAATCAGAAAATCCAGCTGCCGTTTTCCCTGGAAGGCGCGCTGACTTCCTTCATTGGTTCCAAAGTATTTTCCCACATGAACGGTCAGGAAAATATGATAAAGGGTCAGGAATACATGGCGACCTACGAAGCGATCTGCCTGGAAGTGGCGGACCGGGATCTGGTCAGCCAGTCCTTCCACACTTCGCAGACCAAGCTGGAACAACGGGGGTTCGTCTGATGAGCGGGGACAGCGTCGTCGACAAGATGATCGGCAGCTCTTACGACGTGGTGAAGAACGTCGCCCAGAACATCGACGTGGTGAAACACGTCTCCGCCAATCTGGAATCGGTGTACCGGGTGAGCTCCAGCATCGAGACGCTCGACACGGTGATCAGCAATCTCGAACACGTCGACACGGTGGTCGAGAACCTCGACGTGGTGGAGCGGGTCTCGACCAGCCTGGCCCAGGTGTCCCGGGTCAACGACAGCGCCGACAACGTCGACGCGCTGGCCGCCAACATGGACACCCTCGACACGCTGGCCGACAACCTCCCGCTGCTGGTCGAAGGCCCGGTGCTGAGCGTGGCCGGACGCACCGGCGATGTGGTGCTGGGCTACGCCGACATCACCGACCTGACCGACCGGCTCGGCCGCTATCCGACCCGGGCCGCCGCGGCGGCGGCGACGATCTCGCCGCTGCTGAACTGGATCGAGGTCGACGGCTATGCGGTGCTCGGCGACGGCGGCGGCGGCCGGTTCGTCCGCGGCGGCACCGTCGTGACGTTCGCCAGCGCCGACGGCGCGGTCTGGGGCCTGGACGTCTCCGGCGACGTCAACATCCGCCAGTTCGGAGCCAAGCCGGACGGCGTCACCTCGGCGCTGACGGCGATCACCAGCGCGCTGGCCAGCGGCGCGGCGCGGGTCGTGGTCCCGCCCGGACGCTACAACGTCAACGGCGCGCTCACCCTAAATGCGGGCCAGGAGCTGGTCGCGTTCGTCAAGGGCGCGAGCGTGTTGCTGAACGCGTCGGTGAGCTACGCGGGCGCGGCCACCACGCTCGGCACGCTGACGGCCGACGCCGCCATCGGCTCGGACACCTTCGCCGTCGCCTCGGCGGGGGTGGCGACGGACGACTGGCTGCACGTCACCAGCCTGACGGACGCGGCGACCTCGGCGGCGGGGGCCGAACGACTGGGCTACGACGCGACGGGCAATCCCGTCCATTTCGGCGACTTCCTGAAGGTCGTCACCGTGCCGGACGCCGCCTCGGTCAAGACCTACGCCGGGTGCCTGTTCCCGCAGAACACCGGCTCCACCGTCCGCAAGGTCGCGTTCGCCGCCTTCGGGGCAGTCCGCAACATCGGCTTCGAGGGCGCGCCGCCGGTCGGCGCGTTCACGATCAAGGCCCAGTGGGCGCGCAAGTTCGTCGTCACCGGCTGTTCGTTCCAGTACGGAACCGAGAGCTGCTACGGCGTGCAGCTGCTCGAATGCCTGGACTGCGAGGTCTCCAGCAACGTGACCTCGCGCCACGGCTTCGACAACGTGATCTTCACGCCCGGCATGTCCGGCGGCTCGGGGCGGAACACCTTCTTCCTGGCGGGCTGCCACGGCGTGAAGCTGCACCACAACTACGTGGACGGCGGCTACCAGTGCGTCGACTTCACCTACATCAACGGCGCGACCAACACGCCGTGCGTCTCCTGCTCGTGGGAGAACAACGTCAGCCGCAACTCCTACGACGGCGCGACGTCGCACCCGATGAGCTACCAGATCTCGTTCCTCGGCAACCTCGTCGAGGGCTGCTACCGCGGCATCCGCAGCCGGGGCCGCAAGGCGCAGATCTGCAACAACAACATCCAGGCGACCAAGGGCGTCAACCTCGTCGGCTACGGCGACGTCGGCATCTACCTGCATCAGAACTACATGGACGGCGGGCTGGTCTCCGGCAACTCCGTCCGGGGCTTCCAGGACGGGCTGTACATAAGCCAGGATCTCGACCTGACCCCGGCGGCGGAACGCACGACCCAGCCCGGGCGCGTGGACGTGGTCGGCAACACGTTCTCCGACTGCTCGGTGGGGGTGCTCTGCGATCCCGGGAACAACACGGTGAACACCATCATCTGCCCGATCATGGTCGCCGGCAACACGTTCCAGAACTTCGGCAGCCGCGGGGTGCAGATCAAGAACTACTTCCACGGCGTCTCGGTGATCGGGAACCACTTCCACGGTCCCGGCGGCGCGTCGGCGCGGGCCGGGGTGGAGTGGGAGGCCAACGTCACCCATCTGACCGTGGCGCGCAACGTCTTCACCGACTTCACTTCGGCGGCGTTCGGTCTGCGCGGCAACAGCGTCGCCACCCTGATCACCGACACGACCACCTGGCCGAGCGGCAATGCGGCGGCGAACCTGTGCCTGGAGGACAACCGCTACGTCAACTGCACGACGGCGCAGGAGCAGAACAACATCGTCCGCGACCTGACCGCCTTCACCCAGTCGGCGAGCGGCAGCTTCGGCACGCGGATGCAGCAGGGCAAGTCCATCGTCCGCGCGATGGTGAGCTACACCGGGCCGCTGCTCGAAGTGCAGGGCAACGGCGGCTCGGCGCTGTGGAACGTGGACACGTCGGGCAAGCTGGCCGGGTCGAACAACACCACGGCCAAGGCAGCCATCGCCGCCGCAACCGACGTGACGACCCTGAAAACCGCGCTAGCGGGCCTGTTCGCGTGATTTTTTACGAAAATCGGGGGATTATCTAATGGGCCTGCAGAACATTTTCGAGGAAACCAATCCGGACCTGGTCGTCGACCAGACGGTCGGTTCGGCCTACGATGTGGTCCGGCAGGTCGCCAGCAACCTGGATCCGATCAAGCACGTCTCGGCCAATCTGGCCCAGGTGTATCGGGTGGCGAGCAGCATCGACGCGGTCGACGCGGTGGCCGCCCATCTGGACACGCTGGTCGACCCCGAACTGTGGGCGGTGGATCCGACCGGGAGACTGACCGGCACCGTCCCGGACTCGGTCAAGACCGCGATCGCCGCGGCGGGCGACCTCGCCGCCCTACAGGCGGCGCTGGCGGGGCTGTTCGCTTAACCGCTTCCAAGCACGAGGATTCCCGCCATGACCGACCCCACCGATCCGATGTCCGGCTACGTTCCGATCGAGGACGTCTCCGGCCACGACATCCCCGACCACTCCTCCCGCCGGGTGCGCGACTGGCCGTACGGCATCGTCCGCTTCGACGTCACCCAGGCGCTGGACGGGATCCAGAAGCAGCGGGCGCGATCGAACATCGGCATCGATCTGACCGAGAGCGACATCCTGGTCAACGCCATCGACACCGTGGAGATCGACGGCTCCGGCCACCTGATCATCACCCTGGCCAGCGGCCGGGTGTACGACGCCGGGGTGGTGATCGGTCCGGCCGGTCCGGTCGGCCCGGCGGGCGCGCCCGGCACCAAGGGCGACACCGGGGCCCAGGGCGTGGCCGGAACTCCCGGCGCGCCGGGCTCGAACGGCACCAACGGGACCAACGGCAACACCCTGCTCAACGGCGCGGGCTCGCCCGGGGTGGGGGTCGGGGTCAACGGCGACTTCTACCTCGACACCGCGGCCAAGCGGCTGTACGGCCCCAAGGCGGGCGGCGTCTGGCCGGGGACCTACGTGCAGCTGCTGCTGCCGCCGACGGTGGCGACCCAGACCAACGACTACACCGCCGTCCTGGCCGACATGAACAGCGTCGTGTCGATGAACAAGGCCTCGGCGGCGACCTTCACCGTGCCGCCCAACTCCAGCGTGGCGTTCGGGATCGGCAGCACGCTGACCGTCGTGCAGTACGGCGCGGGCCAGGTGACCGTCGCCGCCGGGGCCGGAGTGGTCCTGCGCTACCCCTCGGATGTTAATCCGAAAACCCGCAGACAATTTTCAACATTATCAATCCTGAAAATCGGGACCGACGAGTGGGTGCTGATGGGGGATTTCGGATAATCTGGGTAGACCGGCGTCTGAAACTGAAGCTAGAAACGGTCAGGGGGTTGCGCAGAAGTTTACCCCCTGATTTTTTCTAGAAAGTCTGGGGGAGATTACCAGTGACCGTGACGCCTGCACTCTGGATCGGGATCATCACCGTCGGCCTGACCGCGATGGGCACCGCCGTCGGCCTCCTGGTCCATGTGGTGAAGACCGCCTTCTTCATGGGCTCGCTGAAGTCCGAGGTCGACCAGCTGAAGTCCCGGCCGGAGAGCGACTGCAAGACCGAGCTGGCGGCGCTCAACGCCACCCTCACCGAATTCAAGAACTCCATGCTGCAGCGGGTGCAGTCGCTGGAGACCTCGGTGCGGGATTCGCTGGTGCGTCATGGCTGACCTGGTTCCCGATCTGGTTCAGGTCACGCCCGCCCTGCTGGAGGCCGTGGCCGGAAAGCCGGTGTCCAACCTGGTCGACCGGCCCTTGTCGGCGGCGCTGAACCGCTGGCTGCCGGACTACGGGGTGCTGGCCAGTCCGCGCCGCCTGGCCCACTTTCTGGCCCAGGCCTGTCACGAGACCGCGGGATTTTCCTGTTTCACCGAGAAAGGCAGCGGCGACGGGCCGGACGCCGACCCGTTCGACGACTACCTGCAGAAGTACGACCGCCGGGGCGACCTCGGCAACGCGGCTCCCGGCGACGGCGAGAAGTACCGCGGCCGGGGAATCTTCCAGCTGACTGGCAAGGCCAACTACCGCGACTACGGCGAGCGGCTGGGCCTGGACCTGCTGGGCGACCCCGGCCAGGCGGTGAAACCCGAGGTCTCGGCGCGGGTGGCCGGGCTGTTCTGGAGCCGCCACGGCCTGAACACCTTCGCCGACCAGGACGACTGCCGCGGCGTCACCTACCGGATCAACGGCGGCTACAACGGTCTCGCCGACCGGCTCGACTGCCTGACTCGGGCCAAGCATTTTCTAAGAAATCTGGGGGGCGGTTATGTTTGACATCGGCGCGATCTTCGACTTTGGGACCAAGGTGCTGGAACGGGTGATTCCCGATCCGCAGAAGCGGCTCGACGCCCAGATCGAGCTGGCCAAACTGGCCCAGTCCGGCGAACTGGCTCAGCTGACTGCCGACACCGATCTGGCCAAAGCCCAGATCCAGGTCAACGCGGTGGAGGCGCAGAGCGAGAACGTCTTCAAGTCCGGCTGGCGTCCGGCGGCGGGCTGGGTCTGCGTCTCGGCTCTGGCCTATCAGATGCTGCTGCGGCCGCTGGCCGGATGGGCCCTGGTCAACTGGTTGCACTGGACCAGCCTGCCGCCGGAGCTCGACGTCACGTCCTTGATGACCCTGCTGTTCGGAATGCTCGGGCTCGGGGCGTACCGCACCGTTGAGAAATTCAAGAAGTAAGGCTATTTCTGATTATCTAGATAAGGGCGAATTGATTATGAACGGCGTTCCGGCCAATGGGGCCATGGCTCCGAAGCTGACCAAGTGGGCCAACGAGCCGACCGCCGGGGCGCTCAAGCAGGACCTTGAGAACGCCCGTCCGGCGCACGACGCCCACGTCGGCAAGGTGACCCGCTGGAACAACCTGCTGAAGGTCGAGGGCAGCGCCAAGCCCGCCAAGGTCAAGGGCCGTTCGTCGGTGCAGCCGAAGCTGATCCGCCGTCAGGCGGAATGGCGCTATTCGGCGCTGACCGAGCCGTTCAACTCCTCGGAACGGCTGTTCGACGTGCAGCCCGTCACCTGGCAGGACGGCGACGCCGCCCGCCAGAACGAGCTGCTGCTGAACTGGCAGTTCCGCACCAAGATCAACCGGGTGAAGTTCATCGACGAATACGTGCGCACCACCGTCGACGAGGGCACCTGCATCGTCCGGCCCGGCTGGTGCCGCTACACCAGCGTCGAGACCCAGGACGCGCCGGTGTGGACCCACGTCGAGCCGACGCTGCCAGAGCACGTCCAGCGCCTGGATCAGGCGGTCATGCTGCAGCAGACCGACCCGGACGCCTACGCCGAACAGGTGGAGCGCGGCGATCCGGCCCTGCACCAGGCGGTGGGCTTCTTCCACGAGACCGGCAAACCGTCGGTGGCGACGCAGACCGGCGTCCAGAAGGTCAAGGTCGAGAAGGTCATCGACAACCGGCCGACCGTCGGGTTCGTCAATCCGGCCAACTTCTACGCCGACCCGTCCTGCGGCTCGGACTTCGACAAGGCCCGCTTCTGCGTCGTCTCGTTCGAGACCTCCCGCGGCGAGCTGCTGAAGGAGAAGGACCGCTACAAGAACCTGGAGTTCGTCAACTGGGAGGGCTCCTCCCCGGCCACCGAGCCGCACCATGCGGCGACCTCGACCGACACCAACTTCAACTTCATGGACAAGACCCGCAAGCGGGTGGTGGCCTACGAATACTGGGGCCTGTGGGACGTCAACGGCGACGGGAAGCTGGTCCCCATCGTCGCCACCTGGATCGGCGACACGCTGATCCGGTTGGAGGAGAACCCGTTCCCGGACGGCAAGCCGCCGTTCGTGGTGGTTCCCTACATGCCGCTGAAGCGCGAGCTGATGGGCGAGCCGGACGCCGAGCTGCTGGAGGACAACCAGAAGATCCTCGGAGCGGTGAGCCGCGGCATGATCGACCTGCTGGGGCGCTCGGCCAACGGCCAGCAGGGCTTCGCCAAGGGGATGCTCGACGTCGTCAACAAGCGGCGCTACGAGGCCGGACAGGACTACGAGTTCAACCCCAACCTGCCGCCGCAGCAGGGGCTGATCGAGCACAAGTTCCCCGAGATCCCGCAGTCGGCCATGCTCATGCTGCAGCTGCAGAACGAGGAGGCCGAGGCGCTGACCGGGGTGAAGGCGTTCTCCGGCGGCCTGTCGGGGGAATCCTACGGCCAGGTGGCGGCGGGCATCCGCGGCGTGCTGGACGCCGCCGCCAAGCGCGAGATGGCCATCCTGCGCCGTCTGGCCAACGGCCTGGTGGAAATCGGCCGCAAGATCGTGGCCATGAACGCGGTGTTCCTGTCCGACCAGGAGACCGTGCAGGTCACCAAGGAACAGTACGTCCAGGTGTCGCGCGAGGAGCTGGCCGGGGAGTTCAACCTGGTGGTCGACATCTCGACCGCCGAGATCGACTCCAACAAGTCCCAGGACCTGGCCTTCATGCTGCAGACCCTGGGGCCGACGGTGAACTGGGACATCACCAAGATGATCCTGGCCGAGATCGCCCGGCTGAAGCGGATGCCGGAGCTGCGTCACCAGATCCTCGCCTACCAGCCGCAGCCGGATCCGGTGGCCGCGCAGCTGCAGCAGCTGGAGGTCCAGAAACTGCAGCTGGAGATCGCCAAGCTGCAGAGCGAGGTGCAGCTGAACCAGGCCAAGACCCTGCAGGCGCACACCGACGCCGAGCAGACGGCGCTCGACACGGTGGAGCAGGAGACCGGCACCACCCACGCCCGCGAGATCGAGAAACAGACGGCGCAGAGCACCGGCAACCAGAACCTGGAAGTGACCAAGGCGCTGGTGAAGCCGAAGAAGAAGGAAGAATCGAAGCCGGACATCGAGGCGGCGGTCGGCTTCAACCAGCTGAGCCGGATAAACCAGGACTCGCGCACCCACGCGGTTGCGGACGCCAAGATCGGTTAGATAACGGCTAGATAATCTTGACCGGGGATTATCTTCGGAGATAGACAATTATCTTCGAAATCCACCCAACAAACCCGGGAATGATTATGTCGGACATTTTGGCCCTGCAGCAGGAAATCGAGGCCGCCGAAGCCGTGGTCGTCCAGCGCGATCGCATGTTGAAGCTGAGCAACAACCCCGAGTTCCGCGCGCTGATCCTCGACGGCTTCTGCAAGGACGAATGCGCCCGCTACACCCACCTGTCGGCGGACCCGAACCTGGCCCAGGAATCCCGCGCCGACGCCCTGGCCGTGGCCCAGGCCGCCGGTCACCTGAAGCGCTGGATCAACGCCATCGTCGCCATGGGCAACAACGCCGAACGGCACCTGCCGGAGCAGCACGCCGAGCTGGCCGAGCTGCGCGCCGAAGAGTCCGCCGAGGACTGACGGGCGTTTTTAAATAAATCCAGAATCCGGAAACAATAAAAATGCCCAGAGAATATCTCGGAATGTCGGACGAGGAATTCCTCGCCCTCAACGGCCCGGAGGAGACTCCGGCGGATCCGGCCGCAGATCCGGCTGTGGGCGCGGGCGGAACGGGGAGCGAAAGCTCCCCGCAGCCTGCCGCGGCGACTCCGGCTGAAGCTCCCGTCGAAGCCCCCGTCGAAGCTTCTGTCGAGGCGGCTGTCGAAACCCCGGCGGAAGCGGCTCCGGGCGAAACTCCGGCCGCCGAGACGCCAGTGAAGACGCCGGTCGAAGGCGGAGAGGCCCAGGCTCCTGCTCCTGGTTCCGAGGCTTCCAAGACCGACGGCGAGGCCGGTGCGCCGGAAGCGGTGAAAGAAGTCGACTACAAGGGCTTCTACGAACGGCTGATCGGCAAGCCGATCCGCGCCAACGGCAAGGATCTGGTGCTGAACACGCCGGAGGAGGTCGAGCGCCTGGTGCAGATGGGGGCGGGCTACGGCCGCAAGCTGCAGGACATGCAGCCGCACCTGAAGTCGCTGCGGATGCTGGAGAAGAACAACCTCCTCGACGAGGCCGAGCTGTCGTTCCTGATCGACCTGAAACAAGGAAATCCGGAGGCGATTAAAAAGTTAATCAAGGAGAGCGGTATCGATCCGCTTGATTTGAGTTCGGAAGATAATGTAGTTTATCAGCCGAAAAATCACTCGGTCAGTGATGCCGAAATGGCGTTCGAGGAGACGCTGTCCCAGATCCAAGCTGAGGACGGCGGCACCGAGACGCTTCAGGTCATCCACCAGACGTGGGATCCGCAGAGCAAGGCTCTGCTCTGGGATCAGCCGCAAGTTCTGACCATCATCCAGCAACAGCGGCGACTGGGCATCTACGACCAGATCGCCACTGAGATCGAGCGTCGGAAACTCCTCGGCGAAATCCCGCACAACACGCCATTCCTGGAAGCCTACCGCCTTGCCGGTGACGCTCTGAAGAGCTCCGGCGCGTTCGCCCACCTCGGGAATCAGACGGCTGACCCCGCCGCACAAGCGGGTCAGCAGCCGCAGTCCCCGCCCGCGGTGATCGCGACCCGCACGGTCCCGCCCAAGGCTCCGGCGGCCAACGGCGACAAGGCGAGAGCCGCGTCGCCGACGCAGGCGACCCCCAAGGCCGCCGCCCCGCTCGTCAATCCGCTGGAAATGGCGGACGACGAATTCCTCAAGCACTTCGCAAATCGTCTCTGATCGACTGAAAGATCGTAGTCAGAGCCGGGGGATAGAGAGATGTTGAACTACAACGCGCCCAAGCAGGGCAGCAAATCTTCGATCGACGGCGCTGGCTCCGACCAGATGAACACGTTCTTCTATCTGAAGAACGCCATCATCCAGTCGCGCAAGGACCAGTACTTCATGCCGCTGGCCTCGGTCACCAACATGCCGAAGAACTACGGCAAGGCGATCAAGGTCTACGAGTACGTGCCGCTGCTCGACGACCGCAACGTCAACGACCAGGGCCTCGACGCCGCCGGGGCGACCATCGCCAACGGCAACCTGTACGGCTCGTCGCGCGACATCGGCACCATCACCGCCAAGCTTCCGGCGCTGACGGAGGCCGGGGGCCGGGTGAACCGCGTCGGCTTCACCCGTCTGACCCGCGAGGGCTCCATCGCCAAGTTCGGCTTCTTCACCGAGTTCACCCAGGAAGCCCTGGACTTCGACTCGGACGCCGGGCTGATGGACCACCTGGCGCGGGAGCTGATGAACGGCGCGGTGCAGCTCACCGAGGCGGCGCTGCAGAAGGACCTGATCAACGCCGCGGGCGTCATCGTCTACGCCGGGGCGGCGACCTCCAACGCCACCATCACCGGCGAGGGCGCGACGCCGTCGGTGGTCAGCTATGCCAACCTGATGCGGCTGGACCAGATCCTCAACGACAACCGCACCCCGAAGCAGACCACGGTGATCACCGGCTCGCGCCTGGTCGACACCAAGACCATTCCGGCCGGGCGGGTGATGTTCGTCGGCTCCGAGCTGGTGCCGCTGCTGAAGGGCATGAAGGACCTGTTCAACAACCAGGCCTTCATCCCGGTGCAGCACTACGGCGACGCGGGCACCGTGCTGAACGGCGAGATCGGTTCGATCGACGCCTTCCGCATCGTGCTGGTGCCGGAGATGCTGCACTGGGCCGGATCGGCGACGGTCGGCGCGGCGGTGGTGTCCAACCCGGGCTACCGGGCCACCGCGGGCCACTACGACGTCTACCCGATGCTGGTGGTCGGCGACGACAGCTTCACCACCATCGGCTTCCAGACCGACGGCAAGACGGTGAAGTTCTCGGTGACCACCAAGATGCCGGGCAAGGAGACCGCCGACCGCAACGATCCGTACGGGGAGACCGGCTTCTCGTCGATCAAGTGGTACTACGGCTTCCTGGCCAAGCGCCCGGAACGCATCGGCCTGATCAAGACCGTCGCGCCGCTCTGATCGGCGGGCCGGACTGACCTGAGTCGGGAAGGGGAGGGGAGATTGCTCTCCTCCCCTTTTTTCTAGATAATCCCGTATAAACCCTAGGAAATCGAAATGACCAAAGAACTGTTCAACGGCCTGCCGAAGACCCAGACCACGCCGACCACGCCGACCGAGACTCCGGCTCCGGCTCCGGCTCCGATGGCCGCGGCTGCGGAAGCCCCGAAAGCGCCGGAGACTCCCGTCGCCCCGGAACAGCCGAGCGAGCTCGACATGCTGAAACAGCGGGCCCGGCTGATGGGCATCCAGTTCTCCAACAACATCGGCGTCGACGCCCTGCGCGCCAAGGTCGAGGCCAAGCAGAACGGCGAAGCCGACGCGCCGCCGTCGGACCCCGAGATCCGGCAGCCGTCTTCCGCCGCGCCGAGCATCCCGCCGAAATCGCGCGAACAGGTCCTGCGCGAGGAGCTCTACGCCGAGCAGATGAGGCTGGTGCGCTGCCGCATCACCAACCTGGATCCGAAGAAGAAGGATCTGCCGGGCGAGATCTTCACCGTCGCCAACGAGTTCCTCGGCAACGTGCGTAAGTTCGTGCCCTATGGCGAGGTGACCGACAACGGCTACCACATCCCCTACTGCATCTACACGGCGCTGCTGGAACGGGAGTTCCTCAACATCCGGGTCCGCAAGACCTCCCGCGGCCAGGAAGTGGTCGAGCAGACCATGGCCCGCGAATTCGCCATCGAGGTGCTGCCGCAGCTGACCCCGGCCGAGCTGGCCAAGCTGGCCGCCGCCCAGGCCGCGGCCGCGGGCCTCGACTGATCCGATTATCCAGTAAATCCGAGACGGAGTAACATAAAATGCCCATCACCCCGTCCGGTGCGGACACGCTCGCCGTCACCCTGCTGGCCAACCTGACCGTAGGAACCAGCTTCGAGATCCCGACGCCGGATCTCGACGATTCCGTCTTCGACCAGCCGGATCCGTCCGGCGAGCTGTACGGGACCGTCACCCGGTTGACGAACGCGGACCTCACCGCCGGGGTGGTGGGCGGCTCCGGCACCTTCGACGTGCTGATGGCCTCCGTCGCCGCGCATCTGCGCAAAGAGTACGAAGAGAACCGAATCACCGGCCAGGAGTACACCAAGGCCTACATCGGCCTGGTGCAGGTGGCCATGCAGAGCGCGGTGCAGTTCCTGCTGAGCAAGGACAGCGCCTATCTGCAGGCCCTCCTGGTTCAACGCCAGGCGCGCACCGCGGAGGTCGAACTGACCAAGGCCCGGGTCGACCTGGAGGTGGCCAAGGCGTCGCTGGCGGCGACCCAGTACACGGCGCTGACCGCCAAGGCCAACTACGCGCTGACCGAGATGAAGCTGGCCACCGAGGACGTCACCTACGCAGGCGTGGCGCTGGACAACGCGGGCAAGACCTACACCCAGGCCAACATCTTCCCCAAGCAGCTGCAGCTGCTGTCCGAACAGACCGAGGCGCAGCGGGCGCAGACCCTGGACACCCGCAGCGACGGTCCGGCGGTGACCGGGGTGCTGGGCAAGCAGAAGGCGCTGTACGACCAGCAGATCACCTCCTACAAGCGCGACGCGGAGACCAAGGCGGCCAAGATGTGGGTCGACGCCTGGATCACCCAGAAGACGCTGGACGAGGGCCTGCTGCCGCCGCCCCAGTTCCAGAACACCCAGCTGGACACGCTGCTCGGCGCGCTGCGGACCAACCTCAGCGTCTGAGCCAGGGAGGCTCGCCGCATGGGGCTGTTCAGCGAAGACAAGAAGATCTACGTCGCCTCCTCGGCGTTCAACCTGGCGGGCGACGAGGCCGAGCGGGTCAACTACCTGCAGACCCTGGTCGTCCGGTCGGTGCTGTCGCCGTCCAGTCCGGGGATCGCCGACACCCTGGAACAGGGCTACCTCGGCGGCCCCGGCATCAAGTTCCGCTCGTTCTACCGCTGGGCCGCCGTCCCCGCCCACTACGGCGAGGTCGGACTGATGTCCGGCCGCCTGAAGGGCACGGTGTCGATCAACACCGCGGCGGTGGGGGCCGAGCTGGACCTGGTGCTCGGGCTGGGCGGCGACGTCGCCACCTGGGTGCAGCAGACCGACATGGGGCTGGCCGACTTCACCTACTGGGCCGAGCAGTGGATCCTGGAGCATCGTCCGGCCGACTTCGGCGGGGCCTGGACCAGCGACCTGAACGGGACCACCGGCGAGATCACCATCACCTTCCCGGACGCCACCACCGCGACGTTCACGCCGGTTAACTTCGATTATGCGGCCGATTATCTATATATCTACTACAACGAGACGAGCTCCGGCGTCTCCGGCCCGCTGCTCACCGGCTCGACCGTCGCGCTCGGCGGCGCGGCGTTCCCGGCCACCGATCCGGCCGACGGCTGGACGCTGACCGCGTCGAGCGCGACGCCGCAGACCACGACCCTGCACACCACGGTCAGCTCCACCACGGTGAAGCACTATTCCGACGGGCGTCCGGACGAGACCAGCAGCAGCGGGCCGACGACGACCACCAGCACCGGCAGCTGGAGCGACCTGGACAAGACCTGGAACCGCAGCGTCTATCTCGGGCGGGACCCCGGCAGCGGCGAGCTCAAGCGCCGCCAGGAGACCGAGCACCAGCACGAGACCGCCACGGTGGTCAGCGCCACCAGCACCGACACCACGACCAGCACCGACACCCTCGGCGGCGGGGTGACGGTGACCACCACGACGACCACCACCACGGTGACCGAATCGCTGGCCGTGGCCCGCAGCTACCGCATCGACACCCAGGAGTTCGTGCTGTCGGATTCCGGCCCGACCAGACTGTACATCTACAAGCACGGCTCGGGCGACGCCTTCTTCGACGGCCTGCAGGACGACGCCGGGGACTACGGCCAGTTCTTCCCGTTCATCCCGATCCGCCACAACAACCAGTTCCTGTCCGACACCCTGATGCCGGAGGTGTTCGCGCAGACCACCAAGGCCTACAAGAAGCTGACCAACGGCAAGCTGAGCGAGCTGATCGACGAGCTGGCGGCCAACGAACACCTCGGCGACATGGACTACATCTACGTGGTCCCTGGGGTGTCGCTGAACGTGCTGGACAACTCCTGCCGGAAATACCTGTACAAGTTCTTCGAAAATCTGCAGGCCACCCAGATCGGCGGGCCGAGCTTCTACGCCATCTGGAAGGCCGAGCAGGCCGCGGGCAACGCCACGTTCGCCACCTGGATGACCTGGTTCGAGGCCCAGGCGGTCCCCAGCGATCCCCTGTACGGCACGCCGGAACCGCCGCGGCCGTCCGCGCTGAGCAGCCTGCCGGTCAACAAGCTGGTGCTGGCCAACACCGGTCCGGCCGACACCGCCTACCGCATCGAGCTGCGCTGGCTGTTCGTCAGCGACGACCACGGCGTCGGCCTGGCCAAGCCCGACGCCAAGCCGGGCGAGCTGTGGTTCGAGAAGCTGACCTCGGATTCGGTCAGCGCCGACCTGTTCCAGCTGCTGCTGGGCTTCAGCGCCACCTACACGCTCGATCGGGTGCGGCTGTACTGGCAACGCGACGCCGGTAGCTACACCTACCTGGAGATGGTCGGCCTGACCCACGTCAACTCCGTCTACCAGGGCAAGAGCGTGGTCATCCGGGCCAGCGCGGCGCTGGACGACGAGGACGAATCCGGCTTCCTGGTTCCGCTGCACTACGAGACCCTGAAGGCCATGTCGCTGGTCGATTCGACCCAGATGACCACCGCCTGCCTGTTCCTGGTCGTCAACAGCTACCAGATCGTCAAGCGCCACTGGTGGCAGAAGGGTTTCTTCCGCGTCCTGCTGTCGGTGATCATCGCCGTCATCGTCACCCTGGCGACCCAGAACCCGCTGGCCGGGATCCAGGCCGGGGCGGGCACCTTCGCGGTCACCCAGGTGATCGTCCAGGTGATCATCAACGTGCTGATCCATGCGGTGATCAACATGCTGGTCGCCACCGTGCTGATGGCGGTGCTGGAGAAGGCGGCGGTGGCCCTGTTCGGCCACAAGGTCGGCGAGATCGTCGCCCTGGTCGCCTTCGTGGTGATCAACGTGCTGGCCCCCGGCGGCGACTTCAGCCAGGCCATCTCGCGGCTGATGCAGCCGCAGGTGCTGCTGCAGATCACCAACGCGGTGATCGGGGCCTACGCGGCGGTGGTCAGCGGCGACACCCTGGAGATCCAGCAGCAGATGCTGGATTATCAGAAACAGGCCGAGGAAGAGGCCTCGAAAATCCAGCAGGCGTATTTCAAAGAATTCGGGTATGGAGAGGTGAAGATCGATCCGCTCATGTTCGCGGACAGCGCCAGGATCGTTCACGAGAGCGTCGACACTTTCCTGACCCGGACCTTGATGACCGGAAGCGAAATTGCCGAGATGGCCGTCGAGCTGATCCGGAACTTCCCTCAGCTCAGCCTGCAGCTCCCGGACGCATTTTCGGAATAATCAGGGGTATGGAGAAAGAAAATGTATCTCGGTGACGCCATCGGTCCCGCCGCCCTCGCCGCCTTCACGCCGACCGGCGCGTACGCCAGTCCGGGCTCCAATCCGGTCGCCAGCGCCGCCGGGGCCTATCTGCAGAACGGCGGCTCCGGCAGCCCTGGCGGGATCGGCGGGTCGCCGATCTACGGCGTCAACGGCTGGGGCGGCATAGGGATTCCGGGCACGGGTCTGTCGACGCCGCTGGGGTTCAACCTGGGCACCGCCAACACGGCGCTGGGCGGCCTGCAGGCGGTCGGCAACCTGTGGCAGGCCTGGGAGGCCAACAAGCTGGCCAAGCAGCAGTTCGCCTACCAGAAGCGGATCACCGACGCCAACCTGGCCAACCAGATCAGCAGCTACAACACGGCGCTGGAGGACCGCATCCGTTCGCGGGCGGCGGCGGAGACCGGCCAGGCCGGGGGGCTGACCGCCGACGCGGCGGCGGCGTACATCGCCGGACACTCGCTGAAGCAGCCAGGCGGTTAACTAGATAATCTCGTCGCATATTCGGGAAAACTGTGATGCCGCAACTGACCTGGCGCAACGTCGACCAACCGAACTTCTCCGGCGTCACCGACGCCCGGCAGCTGGCGGCCAACCTGCTGAACAACGCCTTCAGCGCCGCCCGCGGCACGCTCGACCGGGTGCAGGCCGACCGGGTCAACGACGCCTCCAACCGGCTCATGGCGGCGGTGATCCAGGCCAAGGACCAGGCCGGGGTGCAGAACGCCGTGGCCGGGTTCGACCCGACCGCGGTCAGCGCCGACGTGCTGAAGTTCGCCAACAACCAGGCCGGGGTGCTGCTGGACAACCAGGCCCGCCAGGACGTCCACGACCTGAGCGCCTACACCCTCGGCCGCACCAAGAAGCACGACGAGGCGCTGCCGGGACTGAACGCCAAGCTGGCGCTGCTGACCCCCTACATCGCCAGCCACGACGCCAAGGCGCTGGCTGACATGGTCGGGTCTTCGGACTTCGTGAGCGCGGCCAGCGACGCCGGGTACGACGTCAACACGCTGCTCGACAACGCGCTGAACTCCGCCTCGCGGAGCAACAGCGTGCGGGATTCCGGACTGACCGTCGACAAGCGCGAGGCCGACGCCGCCGACGACAAGCAGGCCGGGGCCCTGGCCACCGACGTGGCGGGCCGCTCGCTGACCCAGCAGGACGCCGTCAAGGAAGTCCAGGCCATGGTCGGCAACGGCAAGGTCAGCCAGGCGGTCGCCAAACTGGCGATCCAGAAACTGACCCCGGAGCTGTTCACCAGCGCCTGGAATCCGGCCAACAACAACGGCGACAGCGGTGGCGTCAGCGGCGGAACGTCTGGCGGCGGCGCTGCCTACCCTGGTTCCTCGACCGACGTGTCCGGCACCGCCTCGGTTCCGGCGGCGAACCGCGACGCGATCATCACCTTCGTACGCGACAAGCTCGAAGGCGGCGACAAGATCGTCGATCTCGGCGACGGGGCGGGGATCACCCGGTTCGGCATCACCCAGAAGAACCACCCGAGGGAGGACGTCAAGAACCTCACCGGGGACCGGGCGTCGGAGATCCTGAAGAGCGAATACTGGGACGCCGTCGGCGGCGACCAGCTGCTGCAGGCCAATCCGGCGCTGGCGATCTCGGTCTTCGACGCGGCGGTCAACCAGGGCCAGGGGGCGGCCAAGCAGATGCTGGCCCAGTCCGGCGGCGACGTCGCCAAGTTCAACCAGCTGCGGCGGGAGCGCTACGCCCAGACCCAAGGCAAGGAGAGGTTCGGCGCGGCGTGGGCCGACCGGATGCGCAAGATCGACGCGATCGCCACCAACTACGCCAACCAGGCGGCGGGGTCCGCGGCCCAGGCCGGGGCCGACGGCATCGTGGTCGACAAGGCGTTCCAGTCCGACCGGCCGTTCCTGGCGGCGGTGGTGAACAACGCCAATCCGGCCGACAACGTGGCGCAGGCGGCCAAACGGCTGTTCGAGGTCTACGGCCGCAAGACCGACGCCAAGGGCCGCACCAGCCCCGGCACCACCGGCCTCACCGAGGCGCAGTTCCAGGACGAGATCCAGCGCTACGTCGACCGCGGCATGGCTCCGAACATCGCCGCGGCGGTGGTCGAGAACAGCATCAAGCCGCAGGACTACGCGACTGTCGGCGGCGCGGCGCGGGCGGTGACCGACGGCATCGCCCGTGCGGTGGCGGGCAAAAAGAAAGGCCCGGACGGCAAGCCGCTGCCGCAGGCGCAGCAGACCCACGGCGGCGAGTCGGGCCTGGTCGGCGACGCGGTCAGCTTCCTGCTCGGCGGCGACAAGAACTCCAATCCGGTCAGCGTCGTCGATCGCAAGCGCGGCGACGAGCTGTTCGCCCGCTGGTTCAATCCGCAGAACGGCAACCCCAACGCCGGGGGCCAGGCGATCATCCGGACCGCCCGGGGCCAGCTGGAGGCCCAGGCCAGCCTCCCGGCGCTGAACCAGAAGCTGGCCGACATCCAGGCCCGCTACGACGCGGCGGTGGCGGCCAAAGCCGCGGGCAAGACCGGGATCAATCTCGACGAGGAGACCCGGCGCTACAACGCCCAGTCGGCGGCGGTGCGGCTGCAGATCGCGGCGCTGGGGCCGCAGACCACGGTCTACGCCCGCAACCCGGTAATCAGATAATCCTCTGGTGAAATTCAAGATAATCGGAATATGGTGGGGAACCCGAAAGGGTTCCCCTGTTTCTTGACGCCTGGTTCTCGTATAGAAAATCAGGAATAAATCCCGAATCCAGGTCTAGATAATGTCGGACATCCTGAGCAGCCTCGCCAAGCTCTCCAACCTGGCGTTTCGGGACGTGGTCAACGGTCCGCGACCTGCGTCCAGGCCGTCCGCTCCAGTCGCCGCGCCGACGCCCGCTTCAATGCCGACCGCCGCGGCCCTGGCGCAGATCACCCAGGCGCTGAGCGATCCGAACCAGCTGACGGCGGTGACCCTGTCGAACGACCGCGGCAACGCGCTGACCGCCGGAAACCAGATCCTGCAGGACCAGAAGACCCTGGATCCGATCGCCTTCGACCTGAAGTACGGCCCGGGTGTGGCCGACCAGGTCGCCCGGCTCACCGTGCAGGGCGACAACAACGTCCGCGATTCGGGAAACCGGGCGCGTTCCGGCAACGAGCGGGTGGGCGACGACCTGATCGGGGTCGGCTCCGGCCTGGTGCAGGGCATCGGCGGTCTGACCCAGCTGGCGGCCATCCCGATCGGCAAGAAAGCCGGGGCCGCCAACGCCGAACTCTTCGGCAGGATCAAGGATTTCACCGATTCCGCGCAGTCGGCGGGCCTGGCTCGTTCGCGCCAGCTCGACGCGGTCCGGGCGCAGCTGGACGGGCAGGAGAACCAGGCCAGGTTCGAGCAGGACCGCAAGACCGACGGCGAGCTGGTCGCCTCGCTGCGCTCCTTCGGTCGCGACGTGATCTCCGGGGCCAAGCGGCTCGGCGAGGACCCGGCGCTGCTGGAGGAAGGCGTCGCCGAAGGAATCGGCTCGACCCTGCTCGGCGGTCCGCTGAAGGAAGGCATCGTGGGCACCGCCGGGCTGGCGGAGCGGGCGATCATGTCCCGGCTGGGGGCGCAGGCGGCCGGACACGCCGACGAACTGGCCCTGCTGGCCCGTCAGGCCGCGGGCCTGGCTCCCGCCAGCGGCGAGCTCACCGGCGAGCTCACCGGCGGCGTGGCCCGGGTCGGAGCCGCGCTGAAGACGGCGAGAGGCACGGTGGACCGCGCCGCGTTTCCGGCGGCGATCGGCGCTCTGGAAGGTGGCGGAGCCAAGCAGCAGACCGAGCAGCAGATCCTGGCGACGCCGGACGAGCAGCTGCTGGAGCAGTCGCCCCGGTTCCAGCTCCTGGTTCGCGACCTGATGGCCAAGGGCGCGGAGCCGCAGGACGCGCTGCGGCAAGCCAAGGTGCAGTTGGCTGACGAGGCCGGAAACGTGGCGCTGGCGGTGGCCGCGCCGACCGCGGTGCTGACCAGCAAGCTGGTCGAGCACTACGAGGGCGATCCGGCGCGGCTGTTCGGGATCGAAGGCGGCGCGGCGTCGGTGATCCCCGACGCGCTGAAAGAGACCGTCGAGGAGTCGCTGCAGTCCGGCGTCGGCCAGCTGGCGCAGAACCTCGGCGTGGAGACTTCGGGGGCCAATCCGGACCAGAACCTGGCCGAGGGGGTCGGCTCCCAGGCGTTGCAGGGCGGTCTGTTCGGCGGTCTCGGGGCCGGGGTCGTCTCCGGGCCCGGCGCGGTGGTCTCCGACGCGGCGCGGCTGGCCAAGTTCGCTGGGAACAAGGTCTGGGAACGCGGGGTCGGCATCGTCGACGCCAACCGCAAAGCTTCGCCGGTCTCGGAAGAGAACGCCGCCCAGGGGGTGGCCGCCGCGGCCGCCAGCGCGCCGTCGGTGGGCGCGGGACTGCAGACCCTGGCCGCAGAATTCAATAATCCGACCAACGATAATCAAGATAATCCGGCGGACGATACAACGGTCGCCGCCCAGGACCAGCGCCGGGCGGATGTCGAGACTTACGTCCAGAAGGTCCAGGACGCCTCGAAGACCACGCCGCAGGACCTGCGCCAGCTGCCGCCGTCGCTGACCCAGCGCTGGATCGACAGGGCCGAGGCGCAAGGCGGGCCGCTCAACAAGTTCGAGACCCTGGCGATGATGGCCAAGGTCGCCGGGAGCGAGAACGAGACCGAGGCCGACCGCATCTCGGCGGCGACCTTCCTGATCGGGCAGCTGGAGGACAACCACAAGCTTTTCAACGAGGATTATCCGGATTTTCTGGATAATGTGCCGCACGATCGCCCGGAGTTCCAGCAGTTCCAGCACTACGCCGGGATCCTCGACGCCGTCCGGCACACCCCGTCGATCCGGCAGGCGATGGCCTGGGCCCGCACCGAAATGGCCCAGTCGGAGGCCGGGCTCGATCAGCTGGGCACTGGATCCGCCGAAGAGCAGCAGCTGCTGGCCAACACCGTCGCCCTGGCCGAGCAGGCTCCGCAGGCGGCCAATCCGAAGGTGGTGGCCGACGTCCTGGCCCACGCCGACCGCGGCGACGTGGAGCTCTCGCCGGAACAGCTGAAGGCGCTGCGGGGCGTGCAGGCGATGCACCAGGCGGTGCACCAGGCGGTGCAGGAAGAGTCTTCTGTTCCTGGTTCCAAGGAGGCGGCGAAGCCGTCGCTGGCCGACCAGGTGTCGCAGCAGATCGAGACCAGCGGCGGCGACAAGGCGCACCAGCGGTCGCTGGCCGACCACACGCAGGCGATCAACCAGGCGGCGGCCTCCGGCGATCCGGCCAGGCTCCAGGCGGCGATGAATCATCTCCAGATGTTCGCCCAGGCGATGCGCAACAAGGTGGCGGCGCTGAACCAGTCGATCGCCAACGGCGACGGCAAGAACGTGCCCTACGAATCCCTGGACAAGAGCCAGAACTTCTTCACCGACAAGAAGGGCATCGGCGTCATCGTCGGCAACACAGGCTCGGAGACCTTCGCCCGTCAGGTTCACGCTGACGCCTACAGGGTGATCAAGCTGGCCAATAACATGGCCGCGACGCACCCCGAGGTCGGCCAGGAACAGATGACGCTGCCGAAGCTGGCGCTGGACCAGACCCAGAGAGCCAAGGCTCCGGTCGAGCCCAAAGTCGAGGCGAAGCCGAACCAGAAGATCGAGAGCCCCAGTGCCAAGGTCGAAGAACCCAAGCAGCTGGAGCTCCCGCTTCCGGAGCCTGTGGAAGCTGAGCCGGTCCAGGCTCGACCGGCGGAGGACGAGGCTGCTGCCACGCAGCCCGTCCAGGAAAAACCCGCACGTCAGGAGTCCACGAGCGAGAAGTCCCCGGTCACTTCCGAAGCTCCGAAATCGAATACTGAAAACCCTTCGGATCATAAATCCGAAATCGAGCAGGCGTTCCCCCGCCTGATCCAAGCCGGGAAGAACCTCTTCCACAAGGCGTTCCGCTTCCCGCAGGAACAAACCTCGAAGATGCTCGGCTTCGAGAAGCCGCTGCAGGGGGTCTACGACCTGCTCGGCAAGTCGGCCGCGGCGATCGTCGAATTCATGGGCAAGGAGCCCAAGTACGACGTCGACCTGACCCAGCGTCAGGCGCTGCAGGATCTGCTTGAGCAGGGCGACGCGGCGCTGAAGGCGGTGAACCGGCGGCTGAAGACGGCGCTCACCGAGAAGCCGACCTCGGGGCCGACCCTGCTGCAGCTGCTCAACCGGGGCGACGCGGTGAACCGCTTCGTCCGCGGCCGGGCCCTGAATATTCTGGATAAAACCCAGAAGGGTTATCGGTATAATCAGCAGCTGATCGAGGCCGCGCTGGTCGCCGCGCTCGACTGGCTGCTGACCGCGTCCGACCGGATCAACAAGTTGGACGCCGAAGACGTCGCCAAGATCATGGGGATCGACGAGGATCTGGTCACCCAGGCGCACATCCAGGAATTCAACCGCGGCCTGTCGCTCGACGAGGCGGCCCGCACCCTGGGCGAACGCATCCGCGAGTTCTGGGGCCTGGAGACGGTCAAAGGCGTCTCCGACACCTACGTGCGAGGCATCCCCGAGGCGGTGGCCAAGGAGCTGCTGCACGGCCTGCATGAAGCCGGGCTGCTGCATCTGGAACTGGGCGTCGCCTTCCCCGACATCACGGTGAAGACCTTCAACCGGATCTGGCTCGACACCCGCTCCGAGAAAATCCAGGAGATTTTCAAGGAAATCGGGGGAGCCAAGAAACTGCTCGGCGACCTGGCCCTGGTGCAGAACAGGCCGCAGGGCGTCAGCGTCGGCGAGAAGCTGGGCGAACCGGCCAAGACCCAGCTGCGCAATCCGATGGTGAAAAACAAGCGTCAGCAGCTGCGGGCGCTGGAGCACGAGCAGAACGTCCCCTACCTGCCCAACTTCCTGGTCGGCGACTTCGTCCGGGCGCTGGGCGAGCGCGGCTACATGCTGCTGATGGGCGGCCGGGAGTTCGAGCCCGGCGACCTGAACGCGCAGCACGAGCTGTCGGTCGACGGCAAGAACCGCGGCTTGATCAGCGCCCATCAGAACCTGATGGCGCAGCTGGAGCAGGTGCGGGCGGTGGCCAAGCAGCTGAGGATCCGGCCGGAAGAGGTGGCGACCTACTACGAGCACCAGATCACCAAGGTCGGCCGGATGCAGATGATGGGGCTGAACAATCCGCAGGGCGACAAGCTGGCCCGCGAGCTGTTCATGCCGACCAAGTCGACCCTGGACCTGTCCGGCAACGGCCCGGACTTTGAGAAGTTCGCCATGACCATCGGTCAAGGCGTCGGGATCAAGACCGAGAGGGACGTGCGCGTCGACGTGGTGCGTCAGGTGATCGCCCGCACCATGACCGAGGGCGGGGATCTCTTCCCTCTGGTTCAACAGCTGAAGGCCTGGATCCAGGCCGGGCGTAAGAACGATCTCCCGAGCGAGATCCTCGAACAGATGATGGCGGCCAACGACGGCAAAGGCCTGTCGATGCACGGGGTCCACGCCGTGCTGGCGGTGGCCGACTATCTGGCGGCCAAGGACAAGGCGCAGAAGAGCGGCGACGACTCGGGCCTGAAGCGGTTCGAGACCTTCATGTACCTGGAGGCCGACGGCAAGACCAACGGCCCGATCAACGCCCTGATGCTGCTGGCTCCGGGCCAGATCACCCCGGAGTTCCTCGACCTGGTGAAGAAAGGCGGCGTGTTCTTCGGCGAATTGGGTCGCACCCTGAACAGCATGAGCGGCGAGCCCGACCTTTACGGCACCAGCTCGGCCAGGACTCAGGTCGAGGTAGCCGAGCTGGGCCATGAACTGGCGCGGACCAACAAGCTGGCCCATGCGCAGCTGCAGACCCTGTTCCGGGTGATCAGCGCCCTGGGCATGGACGTGAAGATCGAGGGCGACACCCTGAAGATCGAGCGCGGCGCGTCGAAGAACCCGCTGACCATCTCGATCTACGGCTCCGGAGCCATGGGCATCGCGGGCAACGTCGCCGGAGAGATGATCGACCTGATCTACGAGAAGCTTTCCGAGCACACCGGCTCGGGCAAGTCGCTGGACGATCTGACCTACACCGGCTCCGACGAGCACGGCTCGTTCACCCAGGACCTGAAGTCGCTGCTGTCGCTGAAGCCCTACCGGGACCGCGATAACGGCAAGATGAAGCTAGCCAGGGTCGATCCCGGCCAGCATGACCTGCAGGCCGATCCGCACGGCTTCAAGTTCAGCCCCGAGCAGCGCAAGACACTGCAGGCCAACGTGCTGCACTTCCTGGTCACCCCGATGCGGCAGGCGATCGAGGCCACGGCCATGGGCCACGTCCGCGAGACGGTGGAGACGCTGCAGAGGGCGACCCAGATCCAGTCGATCGTGTTCAAGGCGCTGTTCCGCAATGCGGTGATCCAGAAGCTGGCGGAGAAACAACTTAATCCGGACAAATATCCTGATTTCCAGAAAGGCGATTTCCTCAGTCAGGCCGAGCTCGACGAGATTCGCCGGTCGTTGCTGCGTTACTCGCCGTTCATCGACACCGGCACGCAGAGCTATCTGCTGTCCGGCGCGGAGAAGTCCGACCTGTTCGAGACGGTGGAACTCACGGTCGACGGCAAGAAGATCAAGGTCTCCATGCCGGAGAGCTTCTCCCGCTCGCTGAGCGACGACCTGGCCACTCCGGCCTTCGTCTACGGCCCGACGGTGGCCGGAGTGAAGGTGACGCCGACCCTGGTGATCGGCTCCGGCGACGGCCAGACCATGCTGAACCTGGCGACCATGAAGGATGCCCCCGATCGGGCGGGCAAGGTGTTCGACGGCTTCAACATGGCCGCCGACATGATCGACGAGTATTCGCGCCTGGCCAACCAGGCGCAGTTCGAGGCGTGGACCAAGAACACCAATCCGGTGCGGGCGGTGCTGGAGAGCTTCCAGGCGTTCGTGGATTCAGACCCTACGGCTTCGCTGCTGGATCCGCACAATGCCTTCAACATCCAGCTGGACACCTTCATCTACGAAATGTCGCAGGCCGACGAGGGCGTGCGGAAACCGACGGACCGGGTCTCGCCGGAGCGGGTGCGGGAGATGCTGCAGGAATCGCTGGCCGCCCTGTCGCGGGTGGCCGACGAGACCGACGCCCGTCGTCAGCTGTTCAGCGAGATGCCGCTGTCGATCGACCAGATGGCCAGCGCCGAGAGCCCGTACGTGACCCCGGGCCAGGGCGAGATGGCGGCTTTGGTCGGGCTGTCGTCGGCGGAGCAGGCCGAGCGGATGAACCGGCGGCTGGAGCAGATCCTGGCCGAACAGGCCGCCGACCGTCGGCTGGCCGCGCTAGATAATCCTGGGAAATCAGAAGACAAATCTGAGAAAACCGCGGTGGAGACCGACAACCCGAAGTTCGCCGCCGCGGTGGACGAGCTGGCGCTGCCGGACGGCGACAGCGGGGCTAGGGTGCTGCGCCCCGAGGCGTTGGACCTGATGCTCGACACGGTCGGCAAGGACTTCTCTCCCGTGCATCGGGAGATGCTGACGGCCTCCCTGGCGCTGCTGAAGGACTCCGGCTATCGGCTGGTGTTCGGCAGCCCCGATCAGCTGGACGCTTGGGAGCAGGCCCACAACGCCGATCGCTTCGTGCCGGACTCCAACGACGGCTACGGCAAGATCGACCCGGTGGCCAAGCTGATCCTCGCCTCCAACCTGGCGCACGAGACGGTGGTCCACGAGCTGATCCACGCCGCCACCTTCTCCAAGGTGAAGGCGTTCTACGAGGCTCCTGGTTCGCTGGCTCCGGAGGATCGGCAGGCGATCGAGCATCTGCAAGGCCTGATGAACGGCTGGCTGGCGCAGGACTTCGCCAACGAGGACGCCGTCACCCGCGACGCCCGGCGACAGGCCTACGGGGAAGTGGTCTACCAGCAGCGCCTGGGCAACGACGCGGCCGCCCTGAACGAGTTCATGGCCTGGGTACTGGCCAACACCAATCTGGCGAAGGCCGCGGCCAGGACGAAAGTCCAGACCCCCTGGTTCCGGTCGTTCGGCAAGGCGCTGCAGGCGCTGAAGAACCTGATCTGGGGCGGCAAGAACGCCGCCAAGGTCAACGCCGACGACACCTTGCTCAACGCGCTGCGCTTCAACACCCGGGTGCTGATGGCCACGCCGAGCCCGGTGGACAATCTGCGCGCCGAGGCGGGCGCATTAACTCTGAATCACTCTCCGGTTTTCGGAAATAATCAGCGGCTGATCGAGCTGCGCGAGGCCTTCCTGGCCAAGGTGGTCAACTACATCGACGCCGTCCCGGCCGAGAAACTCTATCGCGAGGCGGGGTTCGACAACGCGCTGTACGACGCCGGGAAGCTGGCCGACCTGTTCGTGGCCCACGGCTTCGCCATGGACATGCAGCAGTTCTCCACCTTCACCGCGGTGCAGGCGGCGATGATGCTGGACGTGAAGCTGAACGCCAACGCGCTGTCGCGGCTGCAGACGGTGTACGACCATGTGGTGCAGCTCCTGGAGCCCAGCGCGCTGCAGGACGATCCGGACAGCCACGCGCCGGACCAGGTCTATCTGGGTCAAGAGCGCTACAAGGTGCTCAACGGCGTCTACGGCGGGGCCACCGACGCGCAGGGGCGGTCCTCGCTGCTGTCCAGCTTCCTGGCTCTGGCCCTGGTTCACGACGGCTTCCGCCAGACGCTGGCCGGGCTGGAGACCCCGAAGAGCCTGAAGTCGCGGGACAAGACGCTGGACGCCTACCTGAGCAACTGGGGCGTCGCCCGCATGGACGCGCTGTCCCGCATCCTGTCCGGCGAGAAAGGCGTCGAGGTGCAGGCGGCGATGGATTCGCTGACCCGGTCGCTGCTGGCCAACGTCGGCGACCAGCGGACCTTCGCCGAGACGGCGGCCGAGAACGGGATCGACGGCGTCGACCGCTATCTGCGCAACAACCTGCAGGCGCTGAGTGAGAAGGGCTACCAGGCGGCCGACAAGGTGCTGGCCGATCCGGCCAGTCCGAAGCTGTTGCAGGGCGGGGCGCGGTTCCTGCGGCTGGTGTCGCAGCTGGTCAGCGAGAGCCGGGCGGAGGAGGCCGCCCTGGGGCTGACCAAGGCGTTGAACCAGGGCCAGGGCCTGCAGTGGCTCAGGGAAGTGGCCGCCGACGTGGTCGGCCGCACCCGCGAGAACGCGCCGCTGTTCGACATGATCAGCCGGGTGCGCTCGTTCGTGCAGCAGACCCGCCAGCAGTTCCGCGACCACCTGCCCAAGACCCTGGCGGACAAGTTCTCCCGGGCGCTGTCCGACGCCGAGAAGACCGCCCTGTTCCACGGTCTGGCCCGAACCGATCTGGCGGCGCTGTATGCCGCGCACGGGGTCCAGGGCGCGCTGGCGCTGCTGGTCGACGACTCGCGACGGAGCCAGGAGATCCGGACCCTGGAGGCGTCGATCCAGGCGCTGGATCCGGCCCGGTTCGCCAAGCTGCGGGAGAAGGCCAAGCAGCTGGCCCATTACCTCAACACCGGCGAGCACGGCGTCCGGCTGCTGCGCAACGCCGAGGCGGTGGCCCGGCTGTTCGGCGAGCAGGGCTACACCAGGGCCGAAGTCGATCCGGGGCTGGTCGCCCAGCTGGACCGGCTGACCACCCTGTATGCGGTCGACGGACTCGACGCCGGGCACAGGGAGCTGTTGCAGAAGCTGCACCGGAAGGAGGCCGACGGCCTGGCCTACGTCCTGTCGTACCTGAACGGACTGCGGGTCGACGAGAAATCCAAGTTAATCGACGAGATTTCCAGGAATAATCACTACAAGGGTTACGTTCCTTCGGAACAGCAGCCCAGCGTGTCGCTGGTGGTGGCCAAGGCCTCCGAGCACGAACGGCTGGTCGGCATGGGCTACGTCAAGCTCGGGGAGTATCTCGGCTCCTCGGCCGACCACCTGGTCGGCAAGCGGGCCTACTACTTCACCCCGGTGACCGGGCGGGCCCCGTTCAATCAGGGGGTGCTGCAGATGGTGCACCGGACGGCGTCGGGGATCGACCCGAACACCGGCTACACCACCCGGGAGCTGACCGCCGGACGCATCGACGACCCCAAGGCGGTAGCCCGCATCCTGCGGCAGCTGAACAACCAGCGCCAGACGACGGAGAACCTGCTGCCGGTGTACGACGCCGACGGGGATGTCCGCGCCTTCGAGCGCGGCGTCGATCCGCAGCAGACCCTGCGGCTGAACAAGAGCGGCGACCTGCTCAAGATGATGGGGGCGTGGGCCGGTCGCCTGGTCGAGGAGCAGCTGGCCCAGGAGGTCAACCGCGAGCTGGTCGAGACGCTGCACGGGCTGTGGCTGCAGGGCAAGAAGGACGGCCGGGTCAACGAGTTCGTCGACCTGTCGCGGCTGCGGAAGACCGACGACCCGGTGCTGCACGAGGTCTGGGGGCTGATCCCGCACCAGACTCGTCAGCTGATCCGGGAGCGCTTCGGCTCCGAGGGCTTCCGCGTCCGCCGCGACCTGCTGAACGACGCGGTCGGCTACCGTTCGGCCTCGGTCGGCGACCTGTTCACCGGCAACGGCCGCTGGAAACCGGCGGTGAGCCAGCATTTCCAGAAAATCGCCTACGGGATTTTGGGAGATAGAGCCTACGGCAAGCTGGTCACCGCCGAGCGGGTGGTGCAGGACGCGGTGGCCGACGCCAAGGTGATGATCGTGGTGAAGAGCATCGTGGTTCCGGCCGGGAACATGATTTCCAACATGTACCAGCTGCTGGCCCGCGGCGTGCCGTTCCGCGACGTGGTCAAGGGCATGGGGGCCAAGACCGCCCTGCTCAACGACTACATCAACAACCGCAAGCTGGAGATCGACCTGCAGGCCGACCTGAAGGCGGCGCAGGGGCGCAACGACCTGGTGGCGGTGCGCAAGCTGGAGACCCGCATCCGGGCCATCCAGGACTCCTACAAGCGCTCGGCGATCTGGCCGCTGATCCAGGCCGGAGAGTTCTCCGCCATCTCCGACGGCGGCGTCACCGCCGAGGACGTCACCCTGGCCAACGGCAAGTGGGTGTCCTACGTCGAGCACCTGGTCGAGAAGCTGCCGACCGGGATCAAGACCGTCGGCCGCTACGCCCTGATCACCCGCGACACCGCGCTGTTCCAGGGGCTGGCCAAGGCCATCCAGTACGGCGACTTCCTAGCCAAGGCGGTGCTCTACGACGACCTCACCGAGCGCAAGGGACTGAGCTCCGAGGAGGCCCTGGTCCAGGTCAGCGAGGAGTTCGTCAACTACAACCGGCTGGCCGGGCGTTCGCGCCAGTACCTGGAGAGCGTCGGGCTGCTCTGGTTCTATAACTTCAAGCTGCGTTCGATGAAGACCGCCGCCTCGATGCTGCGCAACCAGCCGTTCCGGGCGCTGCTGGCCACGGCGGCGCATCCGCATCTGGGGGTGATCGGCAACATCGGGCTGCCGACCACCGACAACTTCGCCACCCTGCTGGGCGACGGGAACCTGGGCTGGTCGATCGGGCCGCAGATGGGGCTGAACAGCCACAACCTGAGCCCGTGGCCCAATCTGGTGTTCTAGACGAGCATCAGTCTCCAGCCGAAGATCCGGAGCAGAGTCCGCCGCATACCGTGACGTTCACTGAACAGCGGTGGACTTGCCGGTCCCTTGATCTGAAGACCTAGGCGGAACACTCGCATGGAGACACAGTGACGGCTGGTCCATAGGCCAAACATCGGTATCTGACTGGTCATGATTCTTGTCCTGGTGTTTTAAATGACGACGGGCGGGAGATCGCTCTCCCGCCCACCGGGCCTTCCGATACCGGTCGGATCTCCCTTAGAGAGGCGAACCTCTCCGACGTGGACTCGAACCACGGGTCCTACCAAGCCTCGGCCAACGAGCCGGAATCGAACCGGCACGCCTCGAATAGATAGGGGTGGGAGGCTGACGACGCACCCAGGGACTTCAGTTCAACTGCCGTGGGTCAGGCCCGCCTCCCGGGAGGCCTGATCCCCGCAGTTCCTGCCTGCGTCGTTTGTTGAGCGTCTTCGGCGGTGAACGAGCGAATCTCTTCGCTCTCCCGCGTGTCAGGTTCTCAAGCCTCCCAGACTAGCCTTCCCATTTCTGTGCTTGGTCTGCTCTGGGTCACGTCTATGCACCTCGTACCCTCTAGCGAGGGAAAGGGTTGACGAGGGGAGCCCTGGTTGGGTGGGGGACGCGGCTCCCCTCGTCTACGCTGACTGAAATCCGGTAGCGGAGCCATCCAGGACCGGAACTCAGAGCGTATCTCAGATCTTGGCTCAGTCCTTCCTGGTGCGGGTCGCCCGATGGACGACGTAGAGCAGAGCCAGGAAGATGAACACGGGTCCGATGATCTTGGCGACCATCACCGGGATCATGACCGTGAAGGCCAGGATCACGGCCACGAGCGCCAGGATGATGATCAGCTGCATGGGCTCATTCCGCCGGAGGATTGACCGGCTTGGTCAGGTTGGCGAACAGCGACTTGGGAGCCGCGGCCGGAGCTTCCGGTTCGGCCGCGGCCGGAGTCGTGGCGGGTGGCGTGGCGGTCTGGAAGATCTTCGGGGTCTCGACCTTCATCACCGGAGCGTCCTTGATGATGCCTTCAGCGACCTTGGGCTCGGGTCCTGTCTCGGTGCTCGACAGAGTCTCGGCCTGGAACGCCGGGGGCGGCGGGATCTCGGCCAGGGAATCCACCGCAACGGTCGGAGCCGCCGGGGTCCGCGGCTTGCGGGTGCGGGTCGGAGCCGGGGCCTCCTCCTTGGCCGTGGCGAGCGGCTTCAGCAGGTCCTCCAGGGTCGGGGCCTCCGCCTGGCCGATGGTGATGTCGGCGACGATCTCGCTCTCGTTGGCGCGGGACGGCCGCAGCACGACCGAGATCTCCTGATCGTCGCGGATGGTGATCTGTCGGATCACCGAATCCAACACCGCCTGCTGCACTTCGGCGGCGGTCAGCATGATCTTCATGGGTTGCTCTTCTTCTTGTTGCAGTTCGATGTCCGACAGGGTCACCTCAACCCTGGGGTTCTGGGTGTCGACGCCGCCCCACAGATAGCGGACGCTGGCGATGACGCGGCGGTTGTCGTCGACCAGCTTGTCCGTGTTGACCAGGGTGTCGCTGAAGAACTTGTCGACGATGGCGCAGACGTTGGACACGTCCACGTCCCGGTTGGAGCCGAAAAACAGTCTGTAGGTCAAGTCGACTTTCGCCATCCGCGGCAGGCGGGCGATTCTCCCAGCGACTTCCCGCTCGAACAGGCTCTTGGCCTGGTTCAGCTTATGGAAATGGGTGTTGCGGTAGACGTTGAGGTTCAGCGAATAGGTTTTTCCGCTGAGCTTCAGGTAGGCGGGCAGCGCGATCGTGACCGGATCCATTATGAGAAAAATCCCCGGTCATAATGACCGGGGATTATCCTAGAATCCGGGTGTCAGCCGATCAATCCGATCAGCCTTTGTTGCCGAACAGCGAGGCGGTCTTGGCCGGAGCGCTCTGCGCCCCCGCCTGCGGAGCCGCGCCGGGACGCCCGGCCTTGCCGCCCTGGGCCGACTGGCCGTCCTTGATCTCGCGCTTGTCGCGGACGGTGCCGGTGTTCTTCTCCTTCCAGGCGTCGTGGAACACCGCCTTCGGCTCGACCCCGTCGGTCTGGGCCTTCTCGGCCTCGGCGACGGTGACGTTCGAGGGGAAGTGGAACACCTTGTCGGTGTAGTTGACCTCGCGGGTCTCGGCGGTGGGCACGTATTCGTTGCCCTGCTGGACGGTCTTGTTCTCCAGCTGCTTCATGATGCCGAGCGAGACCTCCTGACCCAGGAGCTCGACCAGCACCGGCACCGACTTGGGCAGTTCGCGGCGGGCCTCGAAGTCCCAGATGTTGAGGATCTTCTCCTCGTGCGCTTGCTGGGCCAGCGGCTTGCCGGTGGTGACCAGGCACAGGTCGTTGACCACGGTGAAGCCTGGCAGCGGCGACTTCTTGCCGGTCGCCTGGCCGCTCTTGTCCTTGGCGGCAAACCAGTTCTCGCCGTTCTTGTTGGTGATCCAGAAGGTCTCGCGGTACTCCGCCTGCCCGGGGATGTCGAGGATCAGGGTGACGTTCTGGGCGTTGGACCTGTCCGCCTTGCCCGCGTAGATCGCCTTGATCTTGCCGGTGTAGACGCCGGAGTCCAGCACCTGGAAGCCGCCGAGACGGTCCTGGGCTTGTTCCAGACCGTCGGTGGTGAGATTGCCGAAAAGGGCCATGTGGTTTTCTTTCCTTGGTTCAGATATTGAAGTTAATCCACGACGGATTATCTGATTATCCGTGGTAGAATTCGTGCAGGTGGTCGAGCAGCTTCTGGGCACAGTTGTCGATGTAGGTCTGCTCCTTGTCGAACAGCCCCATCGGCGACCGGATCCGCTCGCCGGTGGTGGCCTTGGTCAGTCGGGTCTGGAAGACGTGCTTGAAGCCGAGCTCGCGTTCCTCGTCGGTGATGTCCAGCAGCTTGGAGCCGAACTTCTCCAGCTCCTTGATGGTCGTCCGCTTGGTCGACACCACGGTGGAGAAGTAGGCCTCGATGCCGTTGTTCTTCAGCGAGCCCTTCACCGGCACCGAGGTCCGCATGGTCATCGCGGCCTCGTCGAGTTCGGTCTTGGTGTGAGCCAGGATGATCACCGGCTTGCCGAGCCGGGCCACCTTGTCCTGCATCAGGTTCTTCCAGAATTGGGCGTAGTCGCCCCAGGCCTTCTGGGTGTTGGCGTTGCCGACGATGTACACGCTCTCGAACATGTCCATCAGGAAGGTGGCGGTGTCGATCACCACCCCGTCCCAGCGGCTGCCTTCGGCCCCCACCGCGTCCAGCCCCTCGTAGACCTGGTAGGGGTCGGTGACGGGGTAGGAATCGAACTTGTTGCGGAACGGCAGGCGCTTGTTGCTCTCGCAGTTCAGGTACATCCAGCGGTCCTGGTTCCGGATGTTCCGCAGGCTGGCGGACTTGCCGGAGCCCGACTCGCCCGAGATCAGGACGAGCTGTTCGTTGATTTGCTCCATTTTCACTCTCGATTATTGGAGATTGTCGAGCCGAGAAAAGAAGCCCCGATCGCTCAGGGCTTCCCTCCTTGGTTCTGCCGCTGGTTACAGCGCTTCGCCGCGGTGACCAGCACCGTCGAATCCAGCTCCTGCTCCGACAGCGGCTCGCTGAGCTTGGCGTTGAAGGCGTGGACCTGACGGCGCACGTCGATCAGCACCATGCCGGAGTCGACCAGGGTCAGGGCGTAGCGGATCATCTGGTTGTTGCGGTTGCCCGCGGCCATGCGCTGGGCGAACCAGCGCTCCAGATTGTCCAGCGAGCCCAGCTGCTGGGTCGCCTGACGGTAGCTCTCGTTGCGCGACGTCTTGGGGATGAAGTCCAGGGCGTCGAGCAGCTCGCCGTCGTTGTAGTGGTGGGTGCCCTTGTCGCAGGATTCCCACTTGCGGGCCCGCTGGTTGGCCCCGTCGTCGGTCTTGAACGGCAGCCAGGCCATCACCGAGTTCATGAACTCCTTGTACTCGGCGGCGTCCAGCTCCAGGTGGTAGTTGATCGGCAGGATCAGCCGGAAGCGGTTCTCCTGTTCGGTGTGCCGCTTGGTGGTGTAGGTGAGGAACTTGTAGTCCTTCAGCAGCTCGTGGACCGTGGCCAGCGAGACGCCGCCGTCGACGTCGAGCACCACCAGGTTGAAGCCCGCCACCACGTTCTCCTCGGCCCGGTGGCCCTGGCCCAGCGCGCCGCCTTTGAAGCGGTGGTTGGTCCAGTGCATTCCGGGAGCCTGGGTCAGGACGTGCAGCTGGTCGAAGGGGACCTTCTCCTCCAGGTAGTTGTAGGCCCAGTGGTTGGAGTAGGACACCGAGATCTCGTTCAGGTTCGACTCCTTCAGGGTCTCGCCCTGGAAGAACTCGATGCCGTCGACGAAGGTCTTCTTGATGATGATGTGCTTCTTGTAGCCCCAGGCCGCGGCCAGGGTCATCATCTCGTTGCGCTGCGCCTGGCCCGACTTGTAGAACGGCAGGGCCTCGTGCAGGTCGGCGTGGGTCACCTCCGTGCCGACCGCGGCGATGTACTTGGCCAGCTTCACGTAGGACTTCTCGCGGTTGAGGATGGTCTGGAACGCCGTGCCGGACTCCTCGACCAGCTTGATCGCCGCCCGCAGGTGGTCGAGCTCCACCTCGGTGGACTTGTCCACGAAGGCGTAGGCCCCGGCCAGCTTCAGCGCCTTGAAGTAGCGGTGCGAGATCTCCGCCTTGCGGATGTCCTCGTGCTCGGCCAGCTCCTCGGCCGCGTGCTCGCAGGCGATCTTGTAACGCAGCAGCTCGATCGCCACGTCGTCTTCCAGCGTCATCTTCCAGCCGAACATGGCCGGGTCGGCCAGGCTGTGGAAGTGGTTGGCCCAGCGACTCACCGCCGCGGCGTTGTCCGGCCGGGTCAGCCGGGCGAACACCTCTTCCGGGGAGAGCTGCTTGGAGGCCCGCTGGTGCTGGCCGTAGCCGAACAGGCAGCGCCGGGCGTAGCCGGTCTCCAGGAAGGAGTAGAACTGCTCCTCGGTCTGGCTGCCGTCGAGCAGCTTCGACGGGGTGCCGAACAGCAGCATGTTGGTCGGGGTCTTGCCGTCGAGCTCGTCGCCGCGCTGGTTGTCGTTGGTGTTCTTGGTCAGCTTCAGCTTCACCTTGCCCTGGTCGTAAAGCTCCAGGAACACGGTGAGCACCTCGGTCTCCTTGATCAGGTTGGAGCCGATCTCGTCGATCTGCATGTTGATGCTGCCGCAGTTGGCCATCAGCAGCTTCTGCCGCAGCTGTTTCACCGCCGGGGTGGTGCCGGAGTCGAAGGTGAACGGGAACGAGCCCAGGCGCTTGAACTCGCCCTTCAGCTTCTCGTGCTCCTCGTCCTGGTTCGAGCTGTGGCGGGCGGCCCGCTCGTTGGCGATCTCCCACAGCTTGGCCTCGGAAAGCACCTGGAAGGTGTCCTCGGTGAAGCGGCGCTTGAACCCGGCGAGGAACTCGTCCTCGACGATGTTGATCGAGTGGCCCTTGCCGTAGCCGGAGGTGGCCAGGGCCAGGCTGTAGATGTTCACCGGCACCTCGCCGCGGTCGCGGGTGACGACCACCGCCCGCATCGAGGAGGCCATCTTGCCGAGGAAATAGGCGACCTCGGCGCGGAAGAAGCCGCGGTCCATGTTCTGCGTCTTGGTGCAGAGCACGTCGACGATCTCTTCCAGCGCCGGGTGGTGCTGCACCTGGTCGAGGTCAGGAAGCATAGTATTTGTCCTTCTGGGTGCAGACGTCGAACACCGCGCAGTAGCTGCACGCCTTCGGCTCGCCGAGCACGGTCTTGACCACGCCCTTGCCGCCCTTGCTGAACATGAACTCGTTCGCCTCGACCAGGCTGTCGAAGTTCCGGGTCGAGCGGCCGTCGGTCTTGGTCGGGTCGGCGTAGTACTTGTACTTGGGATCGTCGCGCCAGAGCTCCTCGTCGGTGCATTCCGGCAGCTGCTGTTCGGGCGTGGTCCAGTGCTTGCGCACCAGGGCCAGCTTGGCCCGGATCCAGGCCTCGGTGTCGGCCAGCGACAGCAGCGGGATCTCCTTGGTCGCCACCCGGGACTGCGGATAGTTCGGCGTGCGCAGCATCATCTTCGACCAATCGGTGAAGACGTAGTTGATGCGGCCGTAGTCCTCGGTGATCCGACGGTGCTCCCGTCCGGCGTCGAGCCAGCGGTAGATGCTCATCTGCAGCCGGTGGTCGTCGTCGCGGGAGCCCTTGATCACCGTCCACACCGAGGTCGACTTGGTGTCGTTGACGATGCCCTCGGTGACCATGTCGAACTTGCCGCCGACGGTGAAGCCGTCGATCTGGCGCATCTCGCGCTGCTCCAGGTAGACCGGGATCATCGCGCTGTTGAGCAACCGTTCCTTGTCGGTGGGGTTGATCGCCACCCGCTCGATCACCGCCTGCGGATAGCCCATCAGCTTCAGCGAGCGTTGATAGCCGAGGGTCCAGGCCCGCTCGACCCCGACGTGGATCGCGCTGCCCAGCGAGCTGGCGATCAGGTCGGCCACGTCGATTCTGCGGTCGGCGTAGGGGATGCGCTGGGCCAGCACGATCTGCCGCAGCGGCTTCATCAGGGTGGTGGCGGAGATGTAGTTCTCCACGCCCTCGACGTAGTCGTACTCGTCGTGGGCCAGCCAGACGGCCAGCGGCAGGCTGATGCCGCTGTTATTGGTGATTTTCATGACGCCCCCGTTTGAGGTTTTTTGTCGGATTATCTTCCGATTATGAAGCCGAGAAAAAACCGGGACGGCAATCTACCGCCCCGGCTCCGGTCTGCCAAGATATGTTGAAGTGGGCCGCCGCCCGGATCAGGGGACGTAGGTCCAGGTGACCAGTTCCCCCTGCTCGGCCTCGGCTTTCTTGGCTTCGGCCTGCAGCGCGGTGTAGGCCGCGCCGTCGAGAAAATCGTCCTCGTGGTAGCCGGTGCGGGAGGCCCGCACCTGCTTCAGCAGCACCATGAAGCCCCAGCCCTGGCTTTCGGTCAGGCTGGTGCCGTAGACGGCGTTGAAGGCTTTCACGGTGGCGGCCATCGAGCGCTCCTGCTGCGCCCCGTTCTGGGTGTCGCGCTCCTTGCCGCGCTGGTCGACGGTGTCGGCGGCCTTGCCCAGAAGCTCACGAACCAGGGTGGTCATTGGACCGACGCCCGCTTCCGCTCGGTCTTCGACGGCTTCGGCGTGTGGATCGAGGTCTGCGGGACCTTCGGCTCCGGCGTCGCCTGGGTACGGCTGCCGTCGGCCTCGAAGCCCTTGTGGAACTCCGCCTCGGTCATGCGGCCGAGGTAGGTGCCGCCGAGGATCACCACGTCGAGGATCTGCACCTCGGCGGGCATCTGGCCATGGAAGGTCTCGTTGATCAGCCGCATCTGCAGGCCCTGCTGGATCTTGCCCAGGTCGTGGCGGGTGATGTTGTCGTGGTCGCCGACCAGCAGGGTGTTTAGGGTCTTCTCGAAGTGGTTCTTGTCCTTGTCGGCGAACATGATGGTCCCGGCCATCAGCCAGTAGTGCTGGCGCTTGCCGACGCCGGAGGTCGTGGGGGCTTTGCTCATGGGTTTTCCTTTTTGATTAAGTTTATAATCTGGAACCAGAAACTAGATAATCCGGCTCCTGAGACACGGCGTTACCCTAACCCGCGGCCTGTAGATCGAGAACGTGTTTCGTGAACACGTCGAGGATCTCCTGTTCGCTGGCTCCGTTGTGGATCCCGACTTCCTGGCTCCAGTTCGGCCAGAAGATCGACAGCTCGCCGCCGAGTTTCACCTCATCGTGCCAGATCTCCGGGTGGTCCTGCCATTCGCAGGCCTTGACCACCCGCTCGTTGACCCAGGCCATGACCTCCAGATCGTCGCGGACCAGGAAGTACTGGGCGTCGTGGATCTGGGCGCAGGGCTTGACGCTCAAGCGGAAGCGCTCCGAGCCCCGCACCTGGTTCAGGAAGTCGGAACCGGCTCGGGTGTTGAGCAGGCACCAGGACTGCCCCAGGGCGTTGCCCGCGGTGCGGCCTTCGGCTTCGGCCTCGAACGGGGTTTTGCGGGTGCCCCGGATGACCTGGTGCAGCAGCGGCGTCCGCACCCGCAGCCCGAAGGCGGCGGTGACATAGCCGTCCTTGCAGGCCCGGTCGAGCCGGTCCGCCACCCACTGGTCCGACACCGCGTAGAACTCGTGGTAGCGGGCCTCGATCGCCTTGGCCTTCGCTTCCGAGAAGCCGCAGTTGGCCATCAGGGTGACGTAGGTGCCCTGATAGGTCAGGGCGAAAGTCGGAGCCTTGGAGTCCTGGCGCAGCGGCTTGTACTTCTTCTGGATCGAATTGATCGACTCGACGCTGTCCGGGTCGATGTCCGGCATCTGGTCGCCGAAGTAGGCGTGCGCCCGCAGCGAGTGACCGTCGTAGCCGTCGGTGTAGACCCGCAGCTTGTTGGGGTCCTTGGTGGTCAGCGCCGAGATCCGGTCTTCCAGCGAGTTGAAGTCGATGCCGACGAAGTGCCAGCCCGGCGGAGCCTTGAAGCAGGACTTCACCAGCTTGCCGAGCAGCAGCTCGTCCTTCTCGACGTAGGGCGCGACGCGCTCGCCGAAGCGGGTCAGGAACACCGCGGTGAGTTTCATCACCACGTTGGCCGGAAGGTTCTGCAGGTTCGGATCCGACGAGCTCAGGCGGCCCGAGACGGTGCCGCCGAGGTTGAAGTTGCCGAACAGGTAATACCAGCCGTCCGGGCCCCGCACCGCGCCCTTCAGCGCCGGGATGAAGCTGGTCAGGATCTTGTTCACCGCCTTGTAGGCGATCAACCCGTCGAGGAAGCCCAGCACGTCCGGATCGCTGGTGTGGTTCCTGAGCGCCTCCAGCGTGTCGCCGTCGGTCGACGGCTGCTTGCTTTCGGTGGTCGAGATCACCGGCAAGCCGACGTGCTCGTAGAGCAGCTTGATCAGCTGCGGCCCGGAATTGGGGTTGAACTCCACCGCCAGGGTCTCGGCGTCGGCGAGCGAGATACGCTTCTTCTTCAGCTCGCCGTTGCGCTTCTCGACGTGCTCCTCACGCAGCCGGTAGGTGAAGCTCTGCAGGATGTTGGTCGCGCGCATGTCGGCGACCGCCTGGTCCTGACCGGCCTGCAGAATCTCCTCGACCTCGGCCACCTGGGCCATGTCCACCGGCATCCCGGTGAGCTGCATCTGGATGATGTCGACGATCGCCAGTTTGAACAGATTCTCGTAAACCAGGTGCTGCTGGTCCTGGACCATCCGGTCCCAGTGCTTGTGGTAGACGAACCAGGTGGAGAGCCCGTCGATCAGATTGTACTGCAGCAGCTGCGGCAGCGGGATCTTGCGGATGTCCTTGATCGCGTCGCCCTGGCTGTAGTCTCCGGCGAACTCCTGGGCCTGGTCCTTCAGGCCGAGCTTGTTCCCGGCGCAGGAGTTGGTGGCCAGGTAGGTGATCAGCTTGGTGTCCTCCCAGCAGCGCAGCATCACCTCCAGGCCGCGGAGTAGTCCCTCGTTATCGAGAATATGCGCCATGAATAACTGGAAAATCAGCACGGTGACGTCGTAGCTGATGTGGTGGAACAGCAGGCGGCCCTGGTAGGTCTCGAAGAACGCCTTCAGCAGCGAGCGGACTTCGAGCCGGTCGGCCTCGTCCTCCAACAGGTCGACCGGGAAGGCGATCCCCTCGTGCTGGCTCCAGCAGAAGGTGATGGTGCCGATCCCGGCGTCGTAGTGCTTCAGGCTGAAGGCTTCGATGTCGCAGCTCAGCGCCGCGTAGCTGCGCAGCCGCTGCAGCCAGTAGGCGATGTCCTCGACGGTGTCCGGGTAGGCGGCGAACTTGATGATCTCGACGCCGGGATCCTTGTAGGTGCCCTGGATCCAGCTCTTCAGGGCGTGGACGCCGCAGGCGATCTTCGCGGTCACCTTCTCCGGATCGTAGAACACGGTGCGGAAGTTGGGCACGTAGGTGACCGTCCAGGGCCCGAACTCGCTGGCCAGCACGTAGCCGATCTGGCTGTCGACCTTGGCCTTCTTGGCCAGGGTCTTGAAGTAGTCGCCGTCGCCGACCAGCAGGTGCTCGACCCGGTAGTCGGCCAACACCGGAGCCAGCTCTTCGGCGATGTAGGCCTTCATCTCGGCGGCCGGGGTCTTTTTCTGGCCGCGGGCCTGGTGCAGGTCGAGCACCAGGATCTCCTCCGGGTCCAGCCCGTAGGGCTCGACGTAGGCGCGCAGGATCTCGTCCCGACGGATGTGGTTGACCAGAATGCAGATTTTGTAGCTGGTCTTTTCCTCGTTTCCGAAGGTGAGATAATTCATAATCCGTCCCCTAATAGATCAACTTGGCCGCGTTGTAGAATTCGAGTTTCTCACGCAGCTTCTGGTACTGACGTTCGGCCCGCGGATTGCCCTGCACCGTGTAGGCCTCCGGCCGGGTCCGGGAGAGCCCCTGCAGCTCCGGCAGCGCGTCCTTCAAGGCGTTGGGCAGGGCGTCTCTGACGTCCTGATCGCTGCGGGTGTCCTGCAGGATCAGGGTCAACGCCTGGCGCACCCGGTGGCGGTCGAACTCGACCACGCCCTTGTCGCGCAGGTGGTCGTCCATCGCCAGGTGCAGGTTGGCGTTCAGATTTCCCTTCTCGCCCTGGGCCCTCACCGCGGGATCCAGATCGGAATACAGGATCCCCCGGTAGAAGAAGCCGTCGGCGGCTCCGCCCATCCGGGCGTTCTCGCGGACCAGCTCGATTTCGCGCCGGGTCAACCGGGCGATCTCATGCGAGAAAATCGACGTCGTCAATCGGTCGACGATTTTCAGGGTGCGGTCGTGGTCCCACATGGGGAAGTCCCTCCGGGGTTAAGGGAGGATCAGACCTCCGTATTTGTCGGCCAGGTCGCCGTACAGAAACACGCGGGTGCGCGCCCGGGAAAAGGCGACGTAGAGCATCCGCGCCACTTGGTTCGGGATGTTGCAGGTGGAGATATTGCCGAGGTCGACGAACACGGTGTCGTAGGTCGAGCCCTGAGCCTTGTGGACGGTGGCGGCGTCCTTGGGCCGCAGGTCGACGAACTGGTTCTTCAGGAACCAGAACCGCTCCCAGTTCTTGGCCTTGGCGTAGTGCTTCAGCAGCGCATCGTAGTGCGCCCTATCGGTGGGCAGCGGCACCCGGGTGAACAGGTCGCCGAAGTCGTTGACGAAGTCGAGATGCTCGACGTCGAGCCACACGTCCGGTTCGATCTCGATCTTGTCCGGGCCGTGGTTCTTGAAGATCTCCACCTCGGCCTGCACCGACAGGGTCTGGCCGTTCTTGCCGAACGCCCCGGCCGAAGCGCTGACCAGGAACTCGCCCTTCTGGTACGACCGCGGCAGCTGACGCAGCTGGCGGATGTAGTCGTTGAACTCGATGACCCGCTTGTTGGTGTAGGCCAGGATGCGGGCGTCGTGGGTCTGCTGAGTGAAGCATTCGGCGATCATCGCCGCCATGCCGTCGTCGTTCAGCTGCACGATGACGTCGTCGACCAGCTGGATCGGCTTGAAGCGGCCGCCGTTGACTGTTTCGCGCAGCTGCTGGCAGACCTGCATCAGCGCGGGCTGGCCCTTGTTGCGCATCGGCTCGGTGAGCTCGAAGAACGGCGCGCCGCGGGTGTAGATCGGCGAGATCGACTCCTGCACCGGGTTCAGCTGCGAATGGTCGCCGACGTAGACGATCTTGCAGTTGTGGGTGCCTTCCTGGTTCGCCTTGTCCAGCTTGCCGTCGATCATCGAGGCTTCGTCGATGAACACGATCTTGTTCTCATGCACCCGCCAATTGCGGGTCCTGGTCAGGTCCGCCTCGCCGGTCTTGTAGTTTTCCTTGACCGTGAGATTGAGGAAGCTGTGGATGGTCTGGGTCTCGCGGCCGCAGGCCTGGCCCAGGACGTGCGCCGCCTGGTTGGTGGTGGCGGTCATCACCACGTCATCGTAATCCGGCTTCATCCCGACCAACGCGCACATCTCGTGATAGCGCGGCATGGTCTCGTCGATGATGTAGTTCATCAGGTAGGTCTTGCCGACGCCCGCCGAGCCGGAGATGTGGAACTCCGTCTGGTTCGGATCCAGCAGGAACTGGAAGAACGCTTCGGCGGCGGCCTTCTGTCCCGAGTTCAGATTGTAGGTCTTCTTGGTCGTCGGGAGGGTCTGCATTTTCCGTTCGAGGGTTTGTTGTTTTTGATGTGAAGAGACCTCGGGAATCGCTTCCCGAGGTCCCTGTGCCGGAGCCCGTTTAACGTCGTGTCCGGCCCGACGATCAGTGAGAGCGGCCGGGAGCCACCTTACGGAAGGCTCAGACCCGACACCGCAGTGAGGGGCCGCCAGGGATCCCGCTCTCGACCAATCAGGGTTTGATCAGGAACTTGGTGCGGTCCTTGCCCCGGATCCAGAGCGGCTCCTTGCCGCGGCCGGACCACAGCGCCCCGGAGACCGGGTCGCGGTATTTTATCTTCGCCTTCACGCCCTTGCGGCGGATTTTCTCGCCGCCCAGCGCCTCGACCAGGTCCTCCACCGAGACGTGGTAGTCCTTCACCACCTTGACGATCTGGGCGATCACCTCCCGCTTCTCGGCGAGTTCGCGTTCCTTGATCTGGCGTTCGAGCGCTTCCTGTTGCCGCCTCAGATCCTCGATGGTGGCCTGTTCGGAGGAGACGATCGGAGCCGGGGTCTTCTCGGCCTGGATGATCTCCTGCAAGGCGGCCTGGGCGGCGGCGTCCTCGTCGACCTCGGGCCTGGACGGCTCCGGCCCGCCTTCCGGTGCGTGCGCCTCGCTACGCTCGGCTTCGCCCTGCGGCTCGCCCGGAGCCTGGTCCCGTAGCTCTTCCAGCGTCGGATGGGCGGCCACGCCGAACAGACGGGTGGTGGGGGGAAGGGTTTCTTCGACGTCGGTCTTGGTGTCGATCATCGGTCTGTTCCTTGCGGATTTCTGGAACCGATTATCTCAGACGGTTTCAGATGGGTTTGAAGATAATCAGACCCTTAATCGATATAAAATCATCGTCAAGGATCGTCCCACATTATCTCCGGCGCTCAGCGGGCCTGGCTGACGTACTTCTGCACGATCAGCCCGCGCACGAAGTCCTTCACCGACAGGCCGGGCCCGAGCTGCTGGATCAGCCATTCCTGCTGCGCCTCGGTGAGACCGTTGAACACGTCGCCCATGAACGAGCGCCGGGTGTCGGCGGGCGGAATCCCCAAGCCTTTCAGGGCGTGGGTCACCGTCGTGTGGTGGACGCCGAGGCGTTCGGCGGTCTCGCCCAGGGACAGGCCGACGGAGTTGAAGCCGATCAGCCTGTCGTCGTCGATTTTCTTGTTTCTGCCGGAGGACATTTTTGGGTTTCTCACTCGAAATTATGTCCGCTTTTAAAGCTTGGTCCTATTCTGAATCAAGCCCAGGATTTTCGAGATATTAGGTGTCCCCCGCCCGCCGAACCGGACCACGGAAAACCGGGCGGGGGACTGACGCGCGTGTGACGCACAGGCCTGCCGTACAGGCACGCTGGCGACGGGTGCCGGATTCGGGGATCATCCGCCGCGGGGCCCGGCTCGGACCGGACGCCGCTCTGACTGTCGCCGCAGCGGATAATGGATAATGCTGAAATTGGTTCCGGCGACAATCCGGGCCTATTTTGGATTTTAGATCCTGAAATAGTGGAATCCCTTTTATGCAAGGGTTTTATGGAGAAAACGGTCCGACGGCTTTTAGACAGGTTTCAGGTCGGCTGTGGCCGAAGGGCCACGACGTTTCCCCCGGCCTGGGCCTCGCAAAGGGCCGCGGCGGCTTCCTGAGCCTCGATCACGGCCTTCAGCTTGTCGGCCTCGGCGACCAATGCCGAAGGAACCAGATAATAGAGCCCGGCGGCGTTGTGCGCCCGGTCGAAGCGGGGAATCAGATGCGCGGGCATCTGCTCCCAGATCTCGTCGAGCCGTTTGCACAGCTTCGTCAGCTCGTGGCCGACCGAGGCGACCGCCTCGGCGACGGTCAGCTCGTCCAGCTTGTTCATGCGGTCCAGCATTAGAGTCTCCTCACCAGTCATAGGTCTTGAGCTCGTCCGAGACCTGGCCGTCCCGATCCAGCTTGATCCAGTCACAGTCCTGCCTGCGGGCGAACTCGATCACCGCGGCCAGGTCTTCCGGCGTCTTCTCCGGATCCAGGACGAACAGTTCGCCGATCCAGAGGAAGGCCCCGTATTCGTTCGGATAGGCGATCACCCCGGCGTCGTGCTCGGCGATCATCTCCATGGTCACCCGATCGACGTGGGCCGACGACAGGGCGATCAGTTTCTCGATTTCCAGGTCGGCCATGCAGACCTTCTCCTTGGTTCAGTAGAGCGGGAGGATCCCCTCCCGCACCATCTCGTAGATCTGCAGGGCCATAGTGACCGCTAGAGTGATCAGGCCGATCGCCATAAGCAGCAGGATCCAGAAGGCTTCGCGGTCCCTCATGGGGCTAACCAGGGCTCCTCGACGACGTCGGTTAAATCGAGCCTGTCGCCCCAGGCCTTGGCAAATTTGATAGGGTCCTGGTTCGACCCGAACGCCTGCACCAGCTCGTGGTTGGGTATCTCGGTGGCGGGCAGCAGGAAACGGCGCAGACATTCGGCGTCGACCTGCTTCAGCCATTGGGCGTAGGGGGTCTGCTCGGCGGTCATTTCGGCCGGTCCTCCTCCAACATGATGAAGCCGTCGTCCCGGATCCACAGTCCGGTCTCCTGGTTCCGGCCTTCGGTGAAGGCGGCGTCCAGCACCTCCAGGAACGGGGTCTTCTGGATGGCCAGCGGCATCATGTAGTTGGCCAGCCGGACGTAGATCTTCGGCGGGCCGTCCAGGACGCGGATGGCGGTCTTCAGGGCTCCGAGCTTCATTGGATGATCATCCAGTCCTGGTGCATGGCTCCGTAGATCCGGTGCTCCTCTGCGGTGGCGGGGGTGATGTCGCGCGCCTGGCGGAACACCATCCCGTGGTTCTCCAACTGGAACAGCTGGTCGTCCTCAGCTCCCTCGGTATCTTCGTCGAGCACGAAGCAGGTGACGCCAGAGAGGTCGACGTTGTCCGAGGTGATGCTGGAGACCAGACCTCCGCTGAGGGTGATCACCAGCCGCGGAGCGGGGCGGTAGTCTTTCATGGGTTTTCCCTGGCGATTTCCAACGCCTTCCCGACGAAGAGCTCGATCAATCGAACGGCCTCATTGAATCTGGTCTGATCGTTGTCGCAGACCCGGTGCAGCAAGGTCGTCATGGCGGGGAGCGGCTTGGCGTTCATGGTGACGGTCGGATCCTGGGTGGTGTAGAGGACCCGTTCCACCAGTTGTGTTCGGGTCATAGCTTGCTGAACTCCACGGTGAAGGTGGTCAGCGGCCGGTTGGGTTTGCCGTCCGGACGGAACGGCCTGGCCTTGGGCACCGCCCGCCAGGTGGCCAGAGCGTCGGTCATCGACGAAAAGACCCAGGCTTCCTGGATCTTGTCGGTGAACACCGCGTCGCCCTGACCGTCGTGAGCCTCCGGGTCGTAGCTCTTCAGCCACTGACCGGCGACCGGACACGGCAGACCGTTGGCGAATCCGACGCAGCGCATGACTACGGATTGGTTTTCCCGACTCATGGTTCCTCTTCCAGCTCCAGATCGCCGACCCAGAGCCAGGCCATGACATAGGCTCCGCTGTCGTCGCCTTTGGAGACGATGGCGCTGTCGTCGATCTCTAGGTCGCCCTCCTTCGTCTTGGTCTGGGCGGCAGAGACATAATGGCTCAGCGTCGGATCTTGACGAGCGGCGAAGTGTAGGGTCGCCTCGGCGAAGTCCGAGGGGACCAGGCTGCCCAACTCCATCGTCAGCGTCTTCGCCAGGGTGTCGTCGGCGTAGCCCGCTTCGTACTGGCTCTGGATTTTCTTGATAATCTCCAGAGCCTTATCGGTGTCGATCATAGGAGCACTCCCCGACGACGGGCGTCGCTCTCCAGAGCGTCGATCACGCGGCCGTATTCGACCCCGCACTTAGCGCGGGTCATCTCGACGGCGTAGTCGATCGCCTTCAGTGTTCCGGTGTCGGCGGATTCTTCCCGCACTTGGTTCCAGACAGCGAGGATCCTATCGTCCTCCTGTCGTCGTTGTTCGTAGCTCATTGATGTAGCTCAGCATTTCCTGGGATAGGTTCCCGTCGTCGTCGAAGACGAGGATGTCCTCGTCAGGGGTTTGCAGGTACAGAGGCCAGCTTCGACGGCTGTTCAGTGGTCGAAACAAACTATGTCTTTCCATGCGAACAAAAAATTCAAGGTTCGCTACTGAGATGGCACCAGAATTCGGATCCTGTTCTATTTGGAAACCACCTTCCACATAGTCCTCAAACCCTGTGCCCTCGAACGGATCACATAGGATCGATAGACGTCCGAGACACTTGAGTAGATTGGCCTCGTTGAACAGATCCCGAGGGATCACCCGTAAGTAGCTCATCAGTCCATCTCCCGCTCTCGCCAGTCGTCTTCGAGCTGACCTTCCTCGTAGTCCAAGTCATCTTGTCCGGGACCGTCGTAGTCATGGACTGCAAACGGCTCGTCGAATTCCTCGTCGTATTCGTCGTCGATGTCAGGCATCGGGAAGTCCTTCCTCATATTCCCAGTCGAGGAGATCTATCACAGTCGGTACAAGAGTCATTCTGCGGCGATAGCGGGGACAGGCCTGTCTGGCTGGTGCTGATAGCGGCCTGTATAGGCCGCCGTCTCGGACAGCTTATGGAAGATGATCTGAGCGATCCCTGCCCCGGCTGGGATGAACAAAGGCTTCCAGCGATGGTAGGCAAGCTCAATTGTAAGCCACCCCTCCCAACCCGGTTCGATTACCGAATTGAATACTGACACACCCTGGCGAGCCCATGACGATTTGTCATGAACTACAGCCACCAGGTCGTCCGGCATATCGAAATACTCCATCGACGAAGCCAGGCGGAACCTCCGAAACGGGTGTAGCAACACATCCTGCTTGATGCGGATGTCGTATCCCGCTTCGCCTAGACCGTGAGAGACGCCGAAGCGTCTCTCCTTGCTCGGCAGCATGCCCTTCAGCGGAGCCTGCATCAGCAGATCTTCACCGTTAACGACCACGATTTTCTCCATAATCCAGGAGAGCGGCTTTGGTCCGCTCGTACTCTCGTTCGATTCCCGGCACGTCCTGGGGGTGTCTGCAGCCCCGGATCTCGTGCTCCCTCACCGCCTGTTCGAATTCCTCGACCAGGCGCTTCAATCCAGGCTTGAACGTCATATTTTCACCCAGACTCTGACGGTGGATGCGGCTTCGTCTTCCTCGACGAAAACCTGTTTGCCTTCGACTTCCAGACGTTTGGCCTCCTCCAAAGCCCGTTGGGTCTTTCCAGTGCCGGGACCTCCGGTCTCGGTGTGGACGACCCTGTAGCCGTTGGTTTTAAAGACTCCCTGGGTGTGCGGGGTCATGCTGGTGACTCGCATGTTCACTCCTTGATGTGGATGAGCTGGCCCTCGTTTACCTGGGCGTGCTCGTTGTCGATGCAGACCCAGAGGATGGGGATGTTCAGCCCGGCGGGCAGCTTCTCCATCGGAGCGCATTCCAGATCGGAGAACACCACCACCGCGGTCGGCCTGTGTTCGATGATGTGTTCGCGCACGCAGACCAGGCTGGTGCCGCCGCGGCCTTGTACCTCCAGACAGTCGAACGGATCGTCCTCCAGGTAGACGGTCTCCTTCTGGATCCGCCGATCGAACTGCACCAGGGTGAGCTTCTGGGGCCTGAAGCTCTCCTTGATGTGCTTCACCTCGGAGTTAAAGCGGACCACCTGCGGATCGGTTACCGAGGCCGAGGTGTCGAAGTAGTAGGCCAGGTGCTCCAGCCCGCCATCGTCGTCCATCAGCGAGGGCAGATAAGCTCCCTGGCTCAGGTAGCGGCGGTTGGGCCGTCGCCAGCTGTAGTCCTGGTCCAGCAGTTGAGTGAGGAACTGCTGCAGCAGCTGTCGCCAGGGCAGCTTCGGCTTCAGGAACTTCTTCAGCGTCTGCTGCACCTCGCCGGGGATGTCCCCGGCCTTCTTGTTTAACGTGGCTGAATGGACCGCGGCGACCACCGTGTTGATCAGCTTATGCGGATCGACCGGCTTCTGCGGGTTCTCGACGATATCCGGCTGGAATTGCCGCTGCAGCCGCTCCTTCTGATAGGGGCTTAGCTGCACGAGCGCGTCGTAGATCTGCTCCGCGGCCATACCGTCGTACTGGTGATCCAGGCAAGGCCGAAGCCGCTCTCCGGTGATCGGATGCGGCGGGAATAATTCTGCCGGAAAGCAGCCCTCGAAGCTGTAGCCCTGGTCGTCGAGCTCGCCGTTGGTG